TGCGGTTACGAATGGATGGTGTCGAACATTTTGCTCTACGATGATACCTGTGAGCCGAAAGTTGATAGCGGAGCGGACGCGAACAGCGCCCAACAAACACAGGCTGGCTCCGCTGTCGCTACGGCCCAAATTGCTTGACGCAACTTCAGCCTGTGTCGGACGTTATGCGTTCGCTTCGCACATTGGCCTTTAAAAATTAGGCGCTTGCAAAGGAGGCGTTGTGCATTTTGTTGCAGATTTGGAACACGATTTGATGTCATACTGTTTAAAGTATCATGGCAAATGGTGGGCTAATCATTTTTTTTACAACAACGAGGTTCGCACCCTTTATTCTAAATTGCGGGGGTTAGATGTTGGCACAGTCATTGCAATTGTTGGCAGCGGTGATGCCGATTACGAAAAACAGATTCGTATCTACGAGAAAATCGTTATGCCGGTTTTGCAAGCGCAGAAATCTAAGGAAACGGCCAACGCCGCATAACAGCGCCTATACAAAATACCGAAACGGTACTATCGTATAGGCGCAAACGTTGTGTTCAATAAACTTGCCTGCTGGTATTGAAGTCAGCGGGCTAAACTGAAAGGATCAAAAAGTGGCTTATAGAAATTTGTCAAAAGAACAGTTTAGTGTTGTCAAGGATGCTGCCAAGAAAGTGTGTGATGATAATGGGCTTAAAACAATTGGCGATTTTAAACAAGTTGGAAATAAAATTATAGATGAAATAGAGGCTGGTAACTTAACTTTTGCTGACCTATTGCAGCCAGTAATTAATTATAACCCGCCCGCTGAAGATTAATATTGTGGGCAACTTTACAAAACACAACAGCCAAAGGAGCGCAATACAGGGCAGCCTGTTTGATTAGTGTACTGTAAAGCGTCCGTTTGGCAACCCGTTGTACGCCATTTTCAGAATTTTTAATTTATAGGTTTTCGCCCTTATGAAATACACAATAGAAAACATGGTCGGTAAAATCATACACGCCGATTGCTACGAGGTTCTAAAGCAGCTTGGTGACAAGAGCGTGGATTTGGTTTTGACTGATCCTCCTTACGGTATCGGTTATGATGTGGCGCAAAACCAAATAAGTGATTCGGGCCGCGTTTCTAATAGTGGTCGATGGAAGAGGTATGCTTGCTATGAATGGGACAATGCGCCACCAGATATTGAGGTTATTACAGAGATGCTTCGCGTCAGTCAAAACCAAATAATGTGGGGCGGCAACTATATGCGGTTGCCACAAAGTAGCTGCTGGCTTGTTTGGAACAAAATTCAGCGCGGGTATATGACTGATGGTGAAATCGCGTGGACAAGCGCAAACGATAAACCAATTCGCATTTTTGACATGAGCCGCGCTGATTCCTATATAAACAAGTGCGATGGTAAATGCCACCCCACACAAAAACCAGTGCCTTTATTCAAATGGTGCTTGGAGTTATTTACGAAACCGGATGATTTAGTATTGGACCCGTTTGCTGGTAGTGGCACAACAGCATTGGCTTGCCACGCTCTTAATCGCAGGTTTATTTGCATAGAACAAGAGTTAGAGTATGTAAACATAGCCCGCAATCGGCTTCGAGATGCTCAAGCGCAATTGTCTTTGTTCGACCAGGGCGAAAACAGCACTGGTGGAGATTCTGAAAACAGCGTACAACAAATGCAGGCCGAAATATGAGTACATACATCGGCCATGCATCGGACGTTGTGGTAAATTCTGTGCCGAGTCTATGTACTTAGGTGCGGCTTTAACGAAAGGCAATTTATGCATCATAGAATGTTAGAATCAGACTGGCAGGAGCGATGTGATCGACTCGAAAGAAAAGCCGCACAGTTATCTAAGGAGTTGGCACATCACTCCCCACAACAACATATGAAAGAATTTTGCAAAAATTGTCGTTTACATAAAACACGCCGTCTAGTTGTTAAAGGACGCGGCATAATTCCAGCTAAAGTATTATTCCTCGGAGAGGCTCCTGGTGCTTCAGAAAATGTCACCGGAATCGCGTTCACTGGAGTTGCAGGTAGATTGCTTAATATTATGTTAAAAGAAATAAATTTAGATTCCTTCTACATATATAACTGTGTGCAGTGTCGACCACCAGAGAATCGCGACCCATTATCTGATGAGGTGCTTGCCTGTGCTGAGAACGTGATGAAGATATTCCGACTTGTGAAACCAAAACATGTTATTTTTCTCGGCGCTATTGCCGAGAAATACTATAAAAAAGAGTTTCCTGAAGCAGTGCGAATAATACATCCAGCAGCGCTGCTACGGAGCGGAGGGACGAGCTCACCTTATTATTTACAAACCATCCGACAGCTAAAGGAGGCGTTATTATGACCAAGAAGGGCACGTCGAAGTCAATCAAGACATTACAACCGCCATCGAAAAAGGAATATAATATGCTGCGCGACGGTATCACACAATCCTTGCTGGCAAATTTCATGTGTTGTCGTCTCCGCGGGCTATTGGCGATAAACCGCTGGAGCCATCCGGATAAGGTTCTGAATACAGGTTTCGGATCGATGTTCCATGATGTGCTTGATAAAATCTACTCGAATGGATCGAAACCGGCGATTGATAAAATCAAAAAATGGCTCGATGAGTTTATAAAAGAAAATTATAAAAAGGGTTCCGCGAAAACTAAGGATGCCGCTCAGTTCGACGCCGCGCAAGCTACGGCATTATTCATCGTTTACTTAGAGCGGTATGATGAAGATTTCACTAAGAAACAATTCAAGCGCGTTGAGCAGATTTGGGAAGCGGAATGCGGTGAATACAAGCTACGGGCGAAAATTGATGGCGAGTATCTGGACAAGAAAAATCAACCCTGGCTCATCGAGCATAAGACAAAATCTCATGTGCGAGACGATTTCTTGCAGAAACATCTCTCGTTCGATTTTCAGTGCTTATTTTATACCTATATTTATGAGCAGAACACGCGTAAAAATATCCGCGGCGTGCTTTATAATATTGTGCGAAAACCAAGCCACAAGTTACATATTGGGGAAACGCTGAAAGCATATACAGAGAGAATGATCAGCGTCATAAGCAAAGAACCTGATAATTTTTTCCATCGTTACGAGATAGCGTTCACGCCAGCGGACAAGAGAAGATTCGCTGAGGAGCTGAAACTGAAATTAATCGACGCCGAGAATGTGATCAGCGGAGGCGCAGTGTACAAAAACGAATTCGCGTGCATGATGCCTTATAAATGCGAGTTCCTCGAGGCTTGTGCCTGTGGGCATCTCAACGGGTATGTGCAAAAAGATTGTGTTTCGCCGGAGCTGGATGGATGAAAAAGAAAAATAGAGTCTGTCCATTTTCGCGTACGACAATGTGTCTCGGTCAACAAATAAATTACGAGTTCAAGATAATAATGAAAGAATTATCTCGAGAATTTGAACCAGTAGTTATCAATTTACAGAAAGTTATAGATTTTTTCGCCAAGAAAGGAGGCCGCGCATGCCGGTCAAAAAACAATCAATATCTCCATCAACAAAAGTTAAACAAAAAGTAACGAGTCAGAAATTACCTTCTATCCCCTCAGCGCGAACCGAAGTGCCTGAGCGGTTGACGGACTATATGATCGTGATTTATGGCATGACAGGCATCGGTAAGACTTCCCTTGTTGACCAGTTCGGGAAAAAAGTCCTGTTTTTCCGCTGGGAAGCGGCGCAAAAGGGTTTATCGCTTTTTGCGACTCCGTTGCTGCAATCCTGGGAAGAGGGGGTTTCATGGGTCGATGCTCTGGAACAGGATAAAAGAAAGGTCGACCACTCATGTTTTGACACAGGTGACCCAGCGTATAAACGGGCGCTTGAATTCATTTGTAAACGCGAGAACTGCATCCATCCATCTGACAAGAACGATTATGGCAAAACGTGGGGCATGGTTCGCACAGAGTTTGAGAATTTACAAAAACGCTTTCAGGCAATCGATATCGGTCTTTCGGTCACTTCGCATGAGAAAATAACGGATCGCGAACTTTTTGATGGCCGAAACACCTTTCGCATTGAACCAAATTTTTCTCCAGCATGTCTGCAATTCTATTGGGAGTTCTCAGATGTAATTGGTTATTACCATTTTGCAAATAAAGAGCGATGGTTACAAATTGTCGGTGACGATTATGTGATGGCAAAGTCAAATGTGCATGGACACTTCAAAACAACGAACAATGAGAAGATTCATCGTATACCAATGGGTAATAGCGAACAGGAGGCATATGAATATCTTATTCGCGCATTCAATAATAAGCAGAAAGAAACTTATGCAGACCTTACCGATGGTAAACCACCAGAAAAAATAAGACAAGCGAAGTTCGAAAAGAAAAAACGTGATGCAAGACGAGTTGCTCGACAAAACCGATAACCTATTCTTTAAAGAAAGGAGGGCTTTATGCCTGATGTATCATTTAAAGAACGTCTCAAGCAAGCCAAGAAGGCGCAAGAACGTTCAAAGCAGTTAAAAGACAATCCATTCACTAGTCAAGATTTGGAGCCGGGCACTTATATAGTGCGATTGCAACAGTTTAGTCCAGAACTATCAAAGGCTCGTCAAGAACCTCAGATTCGTATTGATTGGCTTGTAACTGAAGGCGAATTTGAGGGTGAAGTTCAGCGGCAATGGGAAGGATTACTCAATGAATATGCTGCTGCACGAGTCCGTCGGTTTTGTTCAATGAATGGTCAAGAAGTCGAAGAAATGATTGATTGGAGCAAAACAGAAAAAGAAGGAGAATTCGTATTCGATAGTGATTTTGTTGAAATTGTAAAATCTATCGAGGACGAAGCAGCTTTATACAGAATTGAAGTAACTCATACACAAGGCACAAATAGAACATTCGTCAATGTTGCAGTATTACAGATAATTGAGGATGGTGAAGAAAGTTCTACGGAGGACTCACCAGTAAGACGAACACCTCCTCGTAGACAGAGAGCAGAACCAAGGATTGATTATCAAAGAGAAGCCGTGAAGTTTTGCCTCAAGCAAGGCATCAAAGTCAAGAATGATACAGAGGTAGAAGAAATTGCTGAAAAACTGGTAAAGGGATTTGTTTTCTGGCCTGTTGGCACTTCGGAGGAAGGGCTCAGGGCTGCTGGTTACTATTCTGATCCAGAAGATGGAGCAATCGATGAAGATGAAGTTGCGTTGCTTGATGCTATTGGGGCTGAAGATTGTATAGTTTGCAGGTAAGGGATAAGGGAGGTTTAAAAGACCTCCCTTTTTATTTATGCCAGTAAAAAGAAGAACAATAATAAATAGTTTTGATGTGGAGACGACTGGATTTCGTCCATATAACGGTGACCGAATATTCGCCTATTGTATTGGTGATGAAGAAGGAAAAGTAAAAGTAAAAAGAGTAGAAAAACATCCAGACAATGAATTGCAACAATTTTTAAATAGAATATCTATTGAGAAAGTTTGCCATAATTTGAAGTTTGAGCTTGGTATGTTGGTTGCGCATAACTATAAAATTCCTTGTAATACAACTTGGCATGATACTATGATAATGTCTCAATTGCTTGATAATTTACGACCTGAGCATTCACTTGATTATGTCGCATGGATTTTGAGTGGTTGGTCACGTGATCTTGACAAAGAAATCAAAAGACTTGGTCGTGCTTTCGGTGGTTATCAGAATATTCCAAGAAAGAAAATGGAAAAATATCAAATCGCCGATGGTCAGCGAACCATGCTTTTATATTATACTTGGTTTCCAGAAATCTATAAGAATCCTCAGCTTTATACAGATTATAGAAATGAAATTGAATTAATAAAAGTTACGCAACGCATGGAACAACGAGGAGTTGTCTATGCGGAGAAAGAATCAAAAGAATTGCTTAAAATTGTTGAACATGAAATTGAAAAAGCAGAGATTGATTTGATAGATGCCGTTGATGATTATTATAATTTAGCTTCACCGAAACAAGTCTCTGCCCTTTTATATGGAAAACTCAAACTTCCTATTTTACAGCGTACTAGTTCAGGATCACCTTCAGTTGATAAAGATACTCTTTCATTATTGCAAGAGCAGACAGACCATCCAATATTTGATGTTCTTAAAAGACATCGTTCTTATACAAAAGGGCGTGGTATTATAAAAGGATATTCTCAACTTACGGATGCAAATGGAATAATACATCCAAACTTAAAAACAAATCATGCAGCCACTGGACGAGAAGCATGTGATACTCCTAATTTACAAAATGTAGCAAAAGAAACCAAAAAAGATAATCCATATACAATAGCAGCTCGTCGTTGTTTTAGAGCACATGAAGGATTTGCATTAATGCCTGTTGACCAATCTGGTATAGAATTGCGACTGATTATTGAAGCTGCTGGTTGTAAAAGAATGAGACAGCATCTTGAAAAAAGAGAACATCCGCATGAAGTGTTTGCTGAAATGATGTTTGGCAATCGTTATAAAGGAAAAAGAAAGACATCAGACCTTTATGATGTATCAAAAAACGCACACTTCGCTCTTTGTTATGGAGCTAGTTTACAAAAAATTGCAGATACATTAAAAATATCAATATATGAAGCTGAGCCAGGATATAAAAAATACTGTAATCAGTATCCAGAAATTGCGAATCTCGTATCGAGTGGTATTGATATATGTAAACGAAATGATGGAATAGTCACAACTCCATTTGGACGAAAGTTACAAATTCCTTACGATAAATTATATAGCTGGCTTAATTACTATATTCAGGGGACAGCGGCAGGGATAATCAAGCGCGGACAAGTCAATATACAGAAAATAATAGATAATAAATCATGGAAAAATCTCGTTTACATAGTATTAACTGTTCATGATGAAATAATATTTGAAGTACATGAAAGCGTCGTGAATACAAAATATCTATTTAATGACTTATTACATGAGATAAGAAATGCAATGATAGCCATTCCAGAAATAAATGTTCCATTAGAAGTTGAATTTTCACTCGCAAAAAACGGTAAGACTTGGGCAGAAGCCGAGGAGATTTAACAGTGTCACCTTATCTTACAAGAAATCCGGGCAGACGAGAACATATTGAACGTATCTGTCGGGAAACGGGAACCGAATTTCATGCCGGCCAATCGATGTTGAGCAAAAATCAATTGCTGAAAATCTCGCTTTACATCGAACAAGCTAACAAGATCATTGAACAATTAATAAGTGGATCAAAGACGGAGGCGTCAAGTGCCGGTAAAAAGAAAAGTGCCGAAAAGGGCACTCCCTATTTCGGAGCCGAGTAAAAAACGACCTGATCCTCTCAGAGCGTTTATTCAGCACGGAGTTGTCTTTTCAAAACGTTCAGGAAATGAACGAATAGGTAATTGTCCCTTCTGTGGTAAAGAGAAACATTTTAGTGTTAATGAAAAAACAAAGCAATGGCAATGTAAACGCGGTGCGACTAAAGTCTGCGCCAAAGGTGGTGGATTTGCTACATTTCTTCGAGGGATACATTTATTTTCTGTAAAAGAATTTAATGATGAAACAGGAAATAAGTTATCCGTGAATCGAGGTCTCAATCTGCAAACTCTTCGCCGTGCTGGAATTGGATATAATATCAATACTGATGCTTATACAATACCAATTCCTGAACCTGGGAATCCTAGGAATCTGCATGACTTACGACATTACCATATTGGTAGAAATATCCTTTCTACTGCTGGATGCTCAGTCGGACTCTATCGATGGGAGAATATGCAGATATATGATACGATTTGGATCTGTGAAGGAGAATGGGATACTTTGACGATTGATGAAATATTATTCAATATGGAAAAACAGACTGAATATGTTGTCGGCGTTCCTGGTGCTGGTACGTTTAAAACAGATTGGAATAGTCTCTTTACAGATAAAACAGTCTATCTTGCTTATGATAATGATAAGGCGGGAGAAGCGGGTTGCCAGAAAACTTTTGAGACATTGAAAGGAATTGTTTATGACATAAAATGTATTAACTGGCCTGAGGGAACTTCAGTTGGAGGCGATGTTAGAGATTTATATCAGATGTCAAATTATAATGCAGAGCTCACTTATAAAAAATTGAAATCATTCTTTAAAGAACATCCTCCTGGCTATGATGAAACTTCAAGAACGAATGTAGAACTTAAAGCTGGTAATCAGTTAAAAGGTGAACGGGTTAATCACAAAGAGGTTTATCGAAAATTCAGAAAATGGCTTCATCTTCCAGATGTGACAATGATTGATGTTTTATTTAGCACTGTGATCGCAAATCGAATACCAGGAGATCCCTTATGGATGTTTATAATAGCTCCGCCTGGGGCGACTAAAACAGAACCTTTAATGTCTCTCAGAGGAGCACCGAAGATTGTCACAACAACAACTCTTAATCAATATGCCCTTATATCAGGAGTCCGTTCAGAAACAGGTGCTGACCCTTCTCTTATTCCACAGCTAGATGGTAAAGTGTTAGTGATTCAAGATTTCACTACTATCTTACAACTTCCTCCACAGAAGAGAGACGAAATATTTGGTATACTTCGTTCAGCATATGATGGACGGTCAGAGAAGGCGTTTGGTCGAGGAATAAAATCGTTTAAATCAACATTTGGTATAATCGCTGCTGTGACTCCTGCTGTCGAGCAATATATTGAAGCATGTTCATCACTGGGTGAAAGATTTCTTGGATATATAATTCCATTGCCTTCTTCTTTAAAAGAAAGACGTGAATATTTACAAAAAGCTCGATCAAATGTCGGACGAGAGGAACAGATGAAAAAAGAACTTAATGAGATGTCAGTCAAAGTGCTTTCTCATGCCTATAAAAAGATGTCAACTATTCCAGCAACTATTGAAAATAAACTTGACTCGATAGCACAATTAACTTCAATGATGCGAGGCACTGTTTCTCGGGATCGCTACACAAGAGAGGTGACTCAGAAACCTTATACAGAACTTGGTACTCGTCTTGTGAAACAATTGACAAAAGAAATTGTTGGAATAGCCCAGTTTCGTGGACATTCGAAAGCTACTCAAGAAGATTATAATGCAATAAAGCAAATTGCCCGAGGAACGATTCCTTCATTGTCACTTAATTTTCTCGATAGTATGTATCTACAGGGAGAACATGGTGCACGTGAATGGTCTTCAAGAGAGATAAGTGAGGAAGTCAGAATTGCTGCTTGGCCGACAGGGGAACGTGTACTTGAAAATTTATCGATGCTCGGTGTTCTTGACACAATAAATAAAGAAGGAGTTTTGGCAGGACGTAAAAAAGCATATAAAATAAATGAAGAAGTAATTGAGTTGATAGAAACAGGGGAGATGATATGAAAACTCTACAAGAAATAATTGAAATTTTGGAAGATTTTAATCCAAAATATACTATGAAGTATAATAATGAAGAAGATGAAAATTGGAATCAAGCAATTCGTGACCTTAAACTCAAAGCTGAACAAGAAGAGAGAGACGACCGCATGTACAAAGACCTTTTACTGTTACTTGATAGATTAGAAACAACAGTCTTATCAATGAAAAATTGGTTACAATACAGAAAACCAATTAATAAAAAGGGGATTTATGAAAAAGAAGCTGCACGAATGGAATTTTTACTCTTAAATAATAGGAGGTGATTGGTTATGCAAAATGCATTTGCTATAAAGAAAAAAGACTCGAAGGGTGAATATGTTTCACTCAATATCAATAGTTCATGGCCATATGGTACACTGGGAGATGCATGCCTATATTCCACCAGAGAGACGGCTGGAGCGGATTCGTCACAAGCAGAAGAGATTATAGAAGTTGTCGTAATGACGAGAGGGGAGTTTGATGATCTCAAGACAGGAAAACGGCGTAAGCCGTATGGATCTCAGAGAGAGAAACCACTACATACGAAAAAAGTCAAAGTTCAACGGAAATCAGGAAAAACGGCAGGACGTAAAACGTGAGAGTCGCAATAGTGGGAAGCCGCACAGTGACAGATTATGTTACAGTATTTGAGGGGCTTGTGGAACTGCTTAGTAGATGTGGTTGGAAGATCTGTCAATGTGAAATAGTCTCTGGTGGTGCGATGGGTGTTGACGCTGTAGCGGAGAAGATTGCGCGACGATATGGGAGACCATTGCATATGTATTTCCCCTGCTATTCAGTGCATGGGAAACGCGCTCCACTGGTAAGGAACAAGACAATTTTGCGAAATGCTGATGTCGTACTTGTTGTATGGGATGGATGTTCCCGAGGGACGAAATTCACAATCGATGAAGCATGTAAAAGGCGGATGTGTTGCCATATAGTTCGTGTGTAGTTTTTTGTTAGTTTTTAATATAATTTTAATACAGTTTTAATATAGCTTTAATACAACAAATATATATACATTACCTATGCTTTACTTGTGTTTTATTGCTTTATCCTGTAAGTCATTGATTTATATACATTTATAATTATATTATAATTTACAAATAATAATATATAATAATATATATCAATAAGTTATAATATAAAAAAATGAAAATATAATTGAGTAAATGTAAAGTAAAAAATATGTACTATATATGTAAGTTTGTTGTATTAAAAGTATATTAAATGTGTATTAAAAATTAGTAGGAAGGAGAGAAGATGAAGCGTAAATTTTTGTTGGCTTTCACTGATGTCGCAATTGAAGATGAGCGATGTACGCTTGCGCTAGTGTATAACACACATACTGAGCATGTTGCGTTCGGTGGGTACGCCAAGTGGATGGATACGATTGAGATTGTCACTGCTGAAGTGTTCAAAGCGAACGGTGCGCGGAAAATTGATGAGCTCCGGTACACGCAAAAGAATAAGTGCGTGCGGGAGTTCTCGATGAATCGAGAGAAACTTTTAGAGGTGCTTGAGATGTTGAAAAAAGAGCGAGTGAATGTGAAAGAAGTGAGAAAGATTGGGAGGATACTGTCATGAAGAAATTTGATAAAGATTCTATCGTCGCAGGTGCATTTGTCGGTGCGATGATAATGGCATTTGTAATATCAGCACTATTATTAATACTAGAACGGATGTCAAGATGACCCGTCTCTGTGAATGCGGACGGCGATTCGTGCCGACCACGGAAAGCCAAACTAAATGTATACAATGCCTTTACAAAAAGAAGGAGCTTAAGACTATGCCGAAATTCAAGAACAAGATCTGCCAATGGGAAGGCTGCGCCAAGATTTTCACCCCGGCCAGTCCACGGCAAATATATTGCGACGAGCACAGCGAACTACGGAAACGGAATCATAAAAAACAGAAAAAGACGAAACCCCAGCAACCTAAGCATACCTTATCTACGCCTCAGCACGATATACGCAAAGCCGTGCGCACGATAATGCGGTTCGCGGGGACGGAAGAGTTTGTGATAGATGATAAGGATTCTAATATAACCATAATTTTCCGGCTGAGAAAGGAGTCCGCGTAAAATGCCTCTCCTCTCGAAGAACAACCTGGCCGCCCCTGCCGCGATTGCGTCCGTCGACTGTGACCTTGTGCAAATAAATGAGAATGGCTCCACGTTTGCCGCCGGACGCGTCATGTTTGTCGCTGTGGAGCCCGTGCCTATGCAAGTAAAAGAGCAGCTGTTGCCGGTGAAATCTTTCTCACAAATTGAATGCTGTATAGCAGGCGATACCGCGCGTCGTGTTATCAAACAGATGCCACGAGATACACTTTTTGGAGGATTGCTTGAAAACGTTGCCGTCGAACAAAATGATGATGAATTACAATTTACCACAAGCGACGGACGACGTAAAGCGACTTTACGATGTGAAGCCGTTGTTGCGAAAATGCTTTTCCTCAGGGAACGATAGTGCGTATTTCATTGTGAACCGGCATCGGTTAAAGACGTGTCTTGATGCGCTGGATCGCGCAGCACCTGATGCTGCCGGTGAGTGTTCCGTGTATGTAAAGATTACTTCAGAGAAAAATGTTATATTGCGTGCTGAGGACCCAAGAACTGGACAGCGTGTCGTGTGCCATATGATGACTTATGAAGAGACGCCTGAGCTTGAGCGTAACATGTGGGAGAAATCTTTCCTTCCAGAAAAACGAGCTAGGAGGCCTATCAGACAGATTCGGTGATTTACAAGAAATATTCCTACATTTTAATATATCCTTAATACAGTCTTAATATCTACCCTATTTTTAAAATTTTTTTGTAAAGCGCCATTATGTAGATAACGTTTTGTTTTTTCGCGGATTTACACTGCGTTAGAATGGACGTTTTCTGTTATGAGGTATTGATTTTTGGTTGAAAATATTGTATTATATTTTAAATTCATGTATAATATATAGTATGAAGAAGAAACATCTGAATGTGAAGCGCAAATACACTACGTTAAGAAAACGTGTTGTACCCAAAAAAGCTAAGATACGGAAACCTGAAAAAATTCTTCAAACAGCACGTAAACGTAAAAGAGGTGGCAATCCAGGAAATCGTAAAAGTCTACACGAACGAAGAGGTAATAAGAGAGGCAGTGCGAATGGTGGGCTCAGTGGCGGTAAAGGCAAATCAGGTAATCCATTCGGTCGTCCCACTAATAAATGCAGTATTGCGGAGATTCTTCGTGAAATCGGTAATATCACTATTAAAGAATTTACACTTCAATTCGGTACATTTAAAAATATCTCTCTCAAACATGCTCTGCATTTATCGGCTTATGAGGCGGCTGTTTACGGGCAAGAACCGTGGGCAGTCGAATATATTGCGGAAAGGACAGAGGGAAAAGTCACGCAACCAATAGGATTGCCTGATGAAGTTATCCATGTGCGAATTGAAAAATAATACGAGACTCGAAAGCCGACCGTGTCCGTCACTACGTGGCCGGCAGAGCGCGCCCGTCGGCAATTAGTCTCGTTTTCAAATAGAACTCTATGGAATTAATAGTCCACAGTGAAATTTTTAATGAAGTTTATAAAAAATATCTTGACGACCAAACACCTCTACAAATCCTCTATGGTGGTAGCTCCAGTGGTAAGTCACATTTTCTTGCTCAACGTGTTGTGCTCGATGTTCTTCGCTATCCACGCAATTACCTCATTGTACGAAACATCGCGAATACACTTCGCTCTTCCGTCTTCAATCAGGTGGTTGAGACAATTGAATCATTTGGTGTCGCCCGAGCTTTTCAAGTCAACCTCAGTGATTTATCCATCACCTATCTTCCTACAAGACAACAGATGCTTTTCAGAGGATTGGATGATCCTGAGAAGCTCAAATCAATTAAACCGAAGAAAGGAATTATTACAGATATTTGGGTCGAGGAGGCAACAGAAATCTCAGAACCAGCTTTCAATCAATTGCTACTCAGATTACGTGGTAGAGCTCCAGTGCCAAAGCGCGTTACATTCAGCTTTAATCCAATATCGAGATTGCACTGGATATGCAAACGCTTTTTCAATGGACAAGATATTGAAGGAGAGAAACGTACTGATAAAGTCGCTATTCTTAAGACAACCTACAAAGATAATGAGTTTCTTGATAAGGAAGACATCGAAAGAATTGAATCCTTCAAACACACAGATCCATTCTACTTCAACGTATACGGACTTGGCAAGTGGGGCACGCTTGGTGATCTCATATTCAAGAACTGGGACACAGAGGACTTATCGACAATCGACTTTCCTCTTTACAAACATGGACTTGACTTTGGCTACGCGGCAGACCCCTTTGCATACACAAAATCGGCACGAGGTACAGGCACAGGACGATACAATGGACGCAACACGATTTACGTTACAAAAGAAATCTATGAGCATGGATGCACGAACGATATTATCGCAGCAAAGATTGAACCATATTGCGGGAAGGAAATCGTCTGGTGTGACAGTGCTGAACCAAAGTCAATTGCAGAACTGCGGCAGTATAAAATCAACGCTCATCCAGGCAAGAAACGACGATTGTTCGGAGGACTTGCACAAGGGAAAGGCTCAGCAGTTCTCTTCAGAATACAGTGGATGCAACAGCAACGATGGATCATCGATAAGAGTTGTCAGTATACCATCAATGAGTTCAGTACATATCAGTGGCAGAAAGATCGCTTTGGCAATACTCTTCCCGTGCCTGTTGACCGAGACAATCATTCTGTCGATTCTCTTGGTTACGCATGGGAGAATGATATGATATCTCTGAAACCGATGATGATAACGAGCAGGGATCTTGAAGAACGTGAAGATAAAAAGCAAGCTGAAACAACAACAAGTGCCCTCGATAAAATGATAATGGGAAGATGATGAATAGTTTTACAAAAGCTGTGACACAAGCGACACTTGCTGTATTTGCAGCACAGGAGGCACTTCGTCAAGTACAAAATGTTCCGGTACTCTTGGATGCAGTAGGGAATCCCGTCAATCCCGTTCAACGAGGAGTGACACCGAATCTTGATCCACAATTCCTCAGAGGTACAAGAATCTCCTCTGGATATAGTATAGTAACTTCAAAACCTTATCAATTTCATAGTTGGACGTATGCTGCAATAAACCGAGTGATGCAACCGATTTCCGCTTTACCAAGAGTTTTATACGATGTCAATGATGAGCAGAAGATATTTAAGGAACATGAGATTCTCGAATTGTTCTTAAATCCTAATCCACTGATGTCAGGCACAGACTTATGGGATTATACATTACTTAATCTTCTACTGCCCACGGCAGCAACTCCAGGCGGACAATGTTTCTGGTATCTTGAATCAGGTGTCAAAGGGAAAAGAGTCGATTTGCGAAAAGGACAAATCCCCGCCGAAATTTGGCCATACTCAGACCACGTAATAAAGCCACGTTATCATCGGCATACAAAAGTGCTTACTGGATGGAAAATGGTTGTCGGTGGTAAAGATGTTATGGAGTTTGAATTCGGTGAACTTATCCGCATTCGATTACCGAATCCTTACAATCCGGCACAGGGAATGTCACCGTATACAGCAGCGCAGATTCCAGTCAATCTCGATATGAAAGCAGATGAGTTTAATACTGCTTTCCTTGACAACTTCGGGGCGATTGGAGGTCTGCTCACCACAGAGAATGACACAATTGACTTTGAGGAACTCAGGCAATACGAGGAGAAGTGGAACGAAGAGTACTCGGGTGCTGGAAACGCTGGTCGTACCGTGGCACTTGCTCATGGGCTTAAGTATGAGCAGTTCATGCGCTCGAATGTCGATATGCAATACATGGAGCAGCGCACTGATAATCGTTTACGAATTCAAGCCGCGTATGGCGTGAACGAGGAAGAGATAGGCATTTATGAAAAAGGTATGAACCGTGCCACAGCCGAACAGGCAGACCGTAGCGTATGGCAGAAAACACGCATTCCGCTTGATGAACGAATTTGGAACTCAGTGAACGGCAAATGGATTCAATACATAGGCACTGGCAATTTACGTGGCAAATCTGATAAATCAAATGTCGAGGCTCTACAGGAGAGCCATACGGAGAAAGTCGATACGGCTCATAAGATGTGGCAAATGGATGTGCCGGCAGCTGAGGCGTTTCGTGTAGCACAAGTGCCGATTGATGTTGATGCTTATCCATGGCTCAAGCAGAAGTTCGTTCCGATGACACTTATTGATATTGCCACTCTTGCCGAAGGGTTTATTTCTACTCCAGGTGCCGCAGCAGAAAAGCCTCAGCGACAACACTTGCTTAACATTCTCTCTAATGCTTTACAAAACAAAATCGAGCGGAAAGAATTGCCTGTCACAAAAGAGCTTGTGAAAGAAATCGAAGTTGCATCAGCAAGAGAAAACCGTAAAGAGCGGCAAGCTCTCTGGGAGAGTTATGTACGAGCTGTGCTTGATCCTGGGGAGAAATCAATGCGTACTATGTTCGTGCGTCATAGTATACGGTTGCGGAATGAAATGCTTGATAATGTGGATAAATGGCTCAAGGAGCAACAGAGATCCGTGCAATTTATACGACAGCTCGTTGTTGACCCCACAGCATTTTTATTTGATCTCGCTTTGGCAGATGAGGATCTTGTCAGAAGCTATACTCCCGAGACGGCAAAGCAGATGAAGCGTGAACTGAAAAAGCTCAAACAGGATTATGGTGCTGTTATACAGTGGAGCGTCACAGAAGACAATGTAAAGAAACTCGTCAAAGCACGTGCAGATAAGTTGCATGAAGTTAATACATTTACGCATAACTCATCTCGGAAAATCGTTTCTAAAATCACCACACAGGCGATTGAAGAGAACTGGACACCGCAACAATATGCAAAAGCCCTTAAGACAGGAATTCAGCAGGGAGTCGATAAGATGACTCCTGCACGCTCCATACGGTTCGCTCGCACAGAGACAGGTAGCATCAGTGGAATGAGCCGCTTTGATGCTTTTCGGGCAAGCGATATTCGGACGCATGAATGGCTGAGCGCAGGAGATGAGCTTGTGCGTCGACCACCTGATTCTTTGTTCAATCATGCAATTGACGGTGAGAGACAAAACGTCGGTGCTTACTTCTCGAATGATTTACGCTATCCACTTGATCCCAGAGGCCAAGCAGGAAACGTTATAAATTGCCGGTGTGTCGCGTTGCCGATAGTAGAAGATTAAAAGGTGTAGGACATAATTTAAGGAAATATTTAAAAGGAGTTTGAAAATAGCTACATCTAAATTTAAAATGACTTTGACGAATACAAAAGTTCCCGCAAACCAAACGGATTATCCTGTATTGATTGATAGCAGGGTTACGACAATACCTGCAAATTTTTGGACTACTGTTGCCGATGCTAACGGTTTGGATATAAGAGTGTGGAATGAGAGTGAAGACACTGAGCTAAAACGGGAAATCGTTTATTTTGATTCTGCTTCTCAGAAACTTGAAATGTTTGTCAAGATACCATCACTTTCTTCATCTGTTAATACTGTGATATGGGTATACTGTGGAGATGCAACAAAAGCAAAATCGAATGATGAAGCGACATGGAATGATAATTTTGAAATGGTACAACACTTCCAAGGTAATCTTATTGATTCAACAAATCATAATCTTAACGGGACATTACAAGGCGGAGCTACATATAACGCTTCCAGCAAATTAACAGGTAGTTGTCTTGATTTAACTGCTGGTAATGATTATTGTGATGGTTTTGGTCAAGCAGGTCTTGGGAGTTCAACGGAAGCTACTTTAATGGCATTAATTAAAGTTAATAACTATCCTGGTGCTAACTATCCTCTTTATATAAGAATTGGCGAAGGCGGTTTACAAGCTGGTCGTGACATTCTTTGTTGTTTTGTCCATAATGCTGCAAATAGCAATAAAATAACTGGATTTACTTGTGAACCTTATTCAGCACCTCGACTTGGAGCACTCGATTCGGCTGCATTCGGTCCTGCCACATGGCATTTAGTTCATTATACGGTTGATGATGGAGCGGATACTAATTCTATTTACAAGAATGGTGCAGTAGTAGGCATAGATAATAGTAACAGTAGTCCTTCAGGAGTACAAATTGCAAATATGGGAGCTTATATTATTGAACTTGGACGTGATTCTGATTTAGCAACTTATGTAGATGGTTATATAGATGAAGTTCGTATTTTATCTAAAGAATTAAATGCAAATTGGATTCAAATAGATCAGAATCTTTTTGATAATCCTGATTCATGCTGGACAGGCAGTGATTGGCAGGCTGCTGAGTATCCAACAGTTGCAGTGCCAGTAATTTTTAATACATATAGACAAATGAGAGGATAACATTATGCAGTATCTCAAACAGAGTACAGCGAAAACGCTGCGATATGGGCCATTTCTTGATGAAGATGATGGAAAGACAGCTGAAACTGCTTTAACGATTTTACAAGCTGATGTTAGGTTGTCAAAAGATGGTGGTGCTTTTGCTCAAAAAAATGATGCAACAGCAGCGACTCACGATGAAAATGGATGGTACTCAATACCATTGAATGCAACTGACACTAATACAATAGGAACACTTATAGTCGCCATCCATGAATCAGGAGCGTTACCAGTATGGCGTGAGTTTATGGTTGTGCCTGCAAACGTTTATGATTCTCTCATTGCTGGCACAGATACTCTTCAAGCTGATGTAACACAAATTGGCGGTGATGCTCAATCAGCGACAGATTTGAAGGATTTTGCTGATGCGGGATATGATCCGGCAACTAATAAAGTGCAAGGCGTTGTATTGACAGATACTGCAACAAATGTAACTAATCAGGTTACTGCAGATGTTACCGCAGTTTCAGGAGATAGTGTTGCAGCAGATAATCTCGAAGCAGATTATGACGGAACTGGATACAATAAAGCTAATTCGACAATTGGTACTGCATCGACTCTTACCGGTCATACTCCGCAAACAGGTGACAATTTTGCTCGACTCGGAGCACCTGCAGGAGCAAGTGTATCGGCGGATATTGCTGCAGTAAAATCTGATACCGGCGCAATACTTACTGATACTGCCGATATGCAACCAAAATTCGGAACAATAGAAGATTTGGGAAGCGGCGCAAATATCGGTAAAAATTTCCGTGACCTTGCCGGTGCAACTTTTGTAACAGGCACCGATTCAAACGAAGCTATTGCCGATGCCGTTTCAGCAATCAGCGTCAGTGGTCTTTCAGAACTGTCAAGCGGAACAGCACAGGCAGGAGCAGCAGGTTCTATTACTTTAGCTGCCGGTGAATCTGCAGTTGATGATTTTTATAACGGTACGCGGATTCTTATAACAGGTAATACCGGAGCAGGACAATCGCGTATTATAACCGATTATAACGGTACGACAAAAGTAGCCTCAATATCTCCTAACTGGATAACAAATCCAGACCTTACCTCTACGTATGAGATTCAGGCGGCTGAGGCAGATCTTGAATCAATAGGAAAAGATTCGATTGTCGGAAACGCCGCGACATTGACTCTGAAACAATTTGATATTACAAATAATGCCGGACCCGCTATGATTGTTAAATCTACTGGCAGCAATGGAATAGGTCTTGATATTGCTGGTCATGGTTCAGGGCATGGTTTAGTGGCAGCTTCAAATAGTGGAAATGGTATTTATGCAAGTTCAAATAGTGGAATTGGTTTTTCTACTGGTTCTGCTAGTTCTTGGGCGACACAATTTAGTAGCGGAGCAGGAGCATTCAATATAGCAGCAGGCAATGGTGTTGCTATAAATGCATCTTCGGGAGCAACTAATGCTGTCGTGTTTAGTGCGGGTGGTGGTTCAGGTATAGGATTTTCTATTTCAGGTTCAGGAACAGGTACAGATATTTCTGCTTCTGAGATTGGTACTCCGAGTGATCTTGGTGGTGGTGCTTCACTTGCCGACAATCTTGCTGATATGGCAGGTGCTACATTCGCTACGGGAACAGATTCTCTTGAAGCAATTCGTAATCGTGGAGATGCGGCTTGGGTTACTGCTTCAGGAACATTGGATGCAAATCTTGTTTCTATTGATGGACAAGCTACCAATGGGAATAATGCTACGCTCTATCTTAAGGCTCTCGATATTCAAAATAGTGTTGGTGATGCTGTTACTATGAAATCAACAGGTGGTAATGGAAAAGGAATTGTATATGCGGGACATGGATCAGGTCATGCTATTGAAGCAACAGGTGGTACCACTTCTGGAAGTGCTTTAAAGCTCATTGCTACTGCAAGTGATACCATTTCTGCATCTGCAGGTGCAAGTACTAGTGTCATTTATTTGTCAGGGCCATCTCATGGTCTAAATATTTTTTGCGGTGGTGATGCAATAAGAACTTCTTCTACAGGGGGATATGGAATGAATCTTGGTGGTTCTAGTGGTGGCATTAATGCTGCTGAGATCGGTACTCCTTCTGACCTTGGAGAAGGTGCTTCACTTGCTAAAATGCTATTCGCAATGGCAAACAAGACGAATGGTGTAAATAATTTTGACCAGACAACTGATTCTAATGAGGCTGTTGCTGATGCAGTCGGAACAATCAGTGTCAGTGGCCTTTCGGAACTTGCAAGTGGTACAGCGCAGGCAGGTTCTACAGCATCTACAATTAAACTTGCCTCAGGTGAAAGTGCAGTGGCTGATTATTATAATGGTACACGTATCCTTACAACAGGAGGAACAGGTTCCGGTCAGTCAAGGATGATAACAGATTATGATGAGACAACGAAGATAGCAACTATAAGTCCTAATTGGAAAACCACTCCTGATGCTACGACGACTTATGAAATTCAGGCAGCTGAAGCAGATCTTGAAACAATTGGGCAGAATTCTATTGTTGGAAACGTTGCGACTCTCACTCTGAAACAATTTGACATTCAGAATTCTGCTGGTACAGCTGTTATAATAAAATCTACTGGTTCAAATGGTAGAGGTCTTGATATTGCTGGACATGGATCAGGCTCAGCACTGTATCTTGAAGGTGGAACAACAGGCGTCGGTTTTGAAATTAAGGGTGGAGGAACTTCAGGTAATGCAATTAGCGTTTCTGCCACGGATGGTAAAGGATTGGATATCAGCTCTGGTGGAGCGAACGATGGCATTACAGTTACAGGTTCTGGTGCAGGTTCAGGCTTGTCAGTTGCAGCTGGCACGACAGGAAAAGGCATTGCAGTCGCCGGTGGAGCTACATCAGGTGATGGCATTGAAGTCACGACTACTTCCGGTAAAGGTATCGATATTGAAACGACAAGTGGAAAGGCCTTCTCATTAATTTCAGGAGATGATAATGCGATATTTCTTGATGGTGGTGGTTCAGTGAGCGCGATGCGGATTAGTGCAAGCGGCGGTGGCGCAGGCGATGGAATAGAAATTACTGCAACGGGTACTGGTTCAGGAGTCAATATAAGTGGAGGTTCCGGTGGTGGGCATGGCTTCTTTACTAAAGGTGGAACTGGTGGTGGTAGCGGATTGAAGATTGTCTCAGTTGATGATGATGCGCTCGATATTACAAGCGGCGGTACTGGTAATGATGGTTTGAAAATTACTTCTACTGATGGCGCTGCTTTGTCATTAATTGGAACAGGAAGTAATCCAGGTCTATACGTCGAAGGAGGATCGACAGGAGTTGGATTAGTCGTGAAGGGTGGTGCAACTTCTGGCGACGCTGTACAGTTCACTGCTCAAGGCGGTGATAGTGATGGAATACAAATTACTGGTTTCGGTGCAGGCGATGGTATGAATGTTGTTGCTGGAGCCACTGGTGATATTTCGACTCTGTTTAACGAAGTAATGGATGAACCATCAGCAGGTGTACCCAGTGCAACGCCAACAGTTGCAACAATCCTTGGTTATCATTGGGCAGCAATACGTAATAAGGGTACATCGACTTCGACAGTGAAAAAATTCTATAATAATGCTGGCACAGCCCTTGTGAAAAAAGTAGTTAGCGATGATGGAACTACATACACTGAAGCGAAGATGACAGCAGCATAAGGAGATTGAGTTATGTCGATTGATAATAGACGAGAGAGAATGATGGCACTTGGCTTCGGTTTGGGCAGAATTGGTAACTTTCCGATGCCTGATGGTTCGATTGATGGATATGACCGTGCCTACGTATGGGGTTCTTTCGCACAAGCGTCATCGCCTGAAACAGCGAAACCATATTTCTTTTTCTTTTCACATCGGTACAAATAACAAAGGAGTGAACTGAAATGGCAGAAGTTACAATAACTCTTCCCAGCGCAAACGAACCTGGATATAATAATCCTGTCGAAATATCGACTACTCTTGACGCAGGAGACGATGTTGTCGTTAAGGATACTGATGGAAATAACATTGATGCTACAGCTTGTATGATTGACACTGACGGCTCAGTTACATCAAGAACACAAAACCAAACGGATGCTCAGAAAACAGAAAAGCATATGCTTGCAGGCGGATGGCATCAGCCGGTGCATATGCACAAGATATTTGCTACTGGTACAGATGCAGGTTTGGGAATGTTGATACGACGCATATGAATGATATAAAAAACATCGTCGTACAAGTGCGAAGTAATCCAGGAATGCCTGGATATAATGATACTGTTATTATTAGTGATAATCGTCATATAATATTCGCATCACCGATGTCATCATGCCCGAATCCGCATAAACCATCAAGCACAAAGAAAGTCTGGCAGGATTATTATGCTTGGATTGCCGATGGAGATTTTAAGTGGGAATGTTTTCGACATTGGCGGAGAGGGAATGTGTTAGTTGTCAATGGTGGTAGAGCTGTCACTACGAGAAACAAGAATAGAAAACATGGTGGAGCGCGGATTATGAAACAATGCTTATTTCACAGAGGATGGACAAATCATTGGCGTGGCAGTGCTGGTTGTTTAACATTTGCCCCAGTAGTATGGCCAGCGTTTATTTCAATGTTCGAGGTTGGTGATAAAGGAGATTTACGTGTCAAGACGTATTAATATAAATAGGAAAAGGATGGATATGCCGAACAGAAAACGAAAATTACCGTTCGGCTTTTCAGAAAAAGGAGAGAATGATGCCAAAAAAGAAAGCCACATCATCGCCGAATCAAAATATTGATGTATTGCTCAAAGATCTGTTCGGTAAAGAGTCCATCGAAGATGTTCTCAGACAGAAAACGGAGAATCTTGAAAAAGTAGATCGTTCTCGTGCAATTCGAGTACGAGGTGGAAAAGTAAAACTTGATGAGGAGACTTGCCGCAAGCTCTGCCGCGCTGCCGGAATTGAGTATCGTGATGGATATGAGAATCGTGTTGTCGAACGAGTGTTTACTGATGAGACTGTCGACCGATACGGTGATATTGTGAAAGCTGATGGAGTTGATTTTGAGAACTTTAAAAAGAATCCTGTCGCGCTCGCATTTCATAATGGGCGTGCTCTTCCAGTGGGTGCAGTGTTGCGAATTTGGTATGATCCTGCGAAGAAAGCTGTACTTGGATGGATTTTGTTTTTTGATACCACTGTTGACGCGACTGGAATGAGTGAAACGATATTTCAGTATTGTATCTCAGGGGCTTTGAAAGCTGTATCAATTGGATTTTTACCTAAGTCTCAAGGTGATATTTATCGTCCTACAGACGAAGAACGTAAACTATGGAAGATGCCTCCATATGGCGTTGTATATCGTAAGATTGAATTGCTTGAAGTGTCTGTTGTTGCTGTACCAGCAAATCCAAATGCTCGAGATGCATTTAATATCTTTACTAAAGAAGGACTTGAGCAAATAAAGGATGTTGATCTTATCGATACTGAGATTGCTCTCAATGTCTTAATCAATACAATTGATGAAGATGATTTGCACCTTGAAGATGAAATTCCTTGCTGTTTTGGATATAAAGATACTGCTGACTTTTTTGCTCAAACAGAAGACATTGCTGAAGATGAAATGATGCGTCCTTATCCAAATGAACATGCTTGTCGTTTGAATGATCCAAAAAAGTATGAAAGATTTCGTCGTGGCACTCGCAAATCGAATGGTAAAACATACTCAATAGTATTTGGTAAGCTTAAAGGTGAGAATCGTTGGGAAGAGCAAGCCTATCGTTACGACAAGAAAATATGGACAGCAGCGCAAGCAAGAGCACATTGTAAAGAGCATGAAGGTACGTTTGAGGCTGCGACTGAAGAAGATATTGATGTCCATCATGAAATTCTAGGTATTGATTTGACACTTGATACAGAAACAAAAGAACAATTGAATATTCTTATAAATAAACTGATTCTTGTTTCTGATAAACTCGATGCGTTGTCATCCAGAATTGAGCGACAAGCTCAGGCAATCGAAACGTTAAGCTGCAACCTCGGCGGAAATAAAAACGTCGACGGACTGTCTGCTGATGACGATGAGTTGACTGAGGAACAGCTCAATGAGATCGTCAGTGCTGTGGGTAAAGAAACAGGTGTCGGCAAGGCAAATAAATAATAACTCGCGAAAGGAGTTTTACATGCCAGGAATTCAGGATACGATTGATAAACTAAAAGAAATCACCGAGTTGCAAAAAGCGGCATATGAGGCAAAGGTATCTGAGATTTCACAGACGCTGACTGCGACAGGTGAAGAAATCCAAAATAAAGTCAATGAGAAGTTGGCTGAGTTCGATACTAAGCTAGCGGAACAGCAGGAAAAGATTCTTAGCGTTTCACGCAATACGAGTCTTCCGGGTTCAGAGGATGATAAGAAAAAGTTCTCTTTGCACGGCGCGTATAAATATATCTTCACAGGTGAAGAGCGTGACTGCGGTTTCGAAAAAGAGATTTTTGATAACATGCGACAGAGAGCCGCGACAGCCAATGATGGCACTGCTGGTGCGTATTTGATTCCGACTGAACTTGCTGACGAAATCGTTGAGCCGGCAATTGCTGCAATGCCAGTATATGGACTTGGAATTGAAACTATGACTGGGCTTGTTGGCAATGTAAGCATTCCCGTACTCGAATCGAGACAGGATGCTAGTGTTACCCATGTAGCAGAATCAGGAACACCAACAGAGTTGTCATATGTTTTCGGTGAAAAGAATTTGTCTCCAAAGCGTTGTGCAGCATATACAAAAGTCTCTCAGCAACTAATTATGCAGACACGCGGCACGGCAGAATCTTTCATCCGGCGACAGTTGCAGACTGACATGACGTTGAAAATCCATAACACCTTAATCAATGGCTCAGGTTCGGATAAGGAACCAAAGGGTATTCTTAATTACACTGGATTCACTTCGACCGAGGCTCTTGGTACGAACGGTGGTCAATTCATTGTCAAGAAAGCCAAGCAGATGAAAACTGATCTTGAAGAGGTCGATTTCGACTTGTCTCTGGGTAAGTTCGGTTTTCTGATGCGTCCGATTGTGATGGAAGGCATGGCAATGCAGCGCATCGCAATGTACTCAGGACAAACTTCGCAGAAAGGCTTTGTATTCTCGCCTCCGATTATTGGTAAAGATGCTCTTGAAACACAAATCGGTGCGAGGATTGCAACCACGACTCATGTACCTAACAATTTAGTTAAAGGAACGACGACTGATTGTTCAGCAGTACTGTATGGTGACTGGACGAAGTTTGTTCTTGCTCTGTGGGCAGGACTGGCTCTCTCGACTTCAACAGAAGCATCATCAGGGTCAGATAGTGCGTGGCTGCAAAACCAGGTGTGGATTAAAGCCGACCAGTACTATGATCTCGCGGTGACGAATCCGGCTGCGTTCACTAAGATCGAAGATGCTTTCACGAATCGCAGTCAGTTCACTGAGTATTAATAGTAATGCAGCTAAATTAACTATGGCATAAACATACGAAAAGGAGCTTTAAACTATGCCAGGAAAAATTGCAGAAAATCTAAAAATTGAGCAACTGTTCCCAGCGGAACGGATTGGTTCAGCAACTGTTTATTTCAATGGTCAATCAATTACCACATCGAGTGGTGTTTTGATTGATACGAGAGATTACGATGAGCTTCTTGTTGTTATTAACAATGGTACATTGAATGGAGCTGCTGCAACTCTTTCAAATGCTCTTTATGAAAGCGACACAGATGATCCGACTGCTGCAACGCTTATCACTGGTGCATCATTCAATGATGTAACAGGTTCAAGTGATGAGACAATTCAGGAAGCATCGATCCTGTGTAAGAACTATAAGCGTTTTATCGGTCTCCGAACAGAATCACAAGGTGTTCCAATGACAATCGACTTTGGTGCAATTGGTATTCTTGGAAAGCCTGATTCTGCTGCGGTATCGAAAACGCTTGTATTCGATCTTGATGGCTAAACGCAAACGAAGGCGTGCAGTCCGCTTGGCGTGCGGCGTCCTTCTTGGCGACCACTGGGGTGAGGAGCATAACTCCTCCTCCGGTGGTGTTTATAAAAGAGGAATATAATGATTCTTGCAACGAGCTATGAAAGACTTAGAAGATATTTGTCAGACGATCGAGATGAAGCTCTAACAGAAGACCAAGATCTTAAACGTGAACTCATCAATTGGATGACTTCTATTACTCGGTCATTTGAAAAATATCTCAACCGTGAATTTATTCTGCAATCTCGTACTGAATATTTTGATGTCAAATTTAAAAAGCAAAGATATTATCCACGATCAGCTCCGATTTCTTCAATAACAAATATTTATTACAGCAGAGATGGAGTTTATGATGGTTCCAGCGAGACGGAGCTTGATGGTGATGATGATTTTATAATAGGAGCGGAGAGTAATAGTGTTTGGCTTAATTCTGCTCTTGGTTTCATCAATCCAAAGGGTTTACGAATTATATACATGGGTGGTCTTGCTACACATGGAACTCAAAGTACATTTACAGTGACGAATGGAGGAAATTTTACTGCTGGAAGATTTGTTCTTGGTTCAACATCAGGTGCTATGGGTATTGTCGTGTCGGGTTCAGGAACTTCTTTAGTACTTGATAATTTGAGAGGCATATTTGAAGCTGAGGCGATTAATGAATACGCAACAGAAGCCGCCTCAGGTTCTACAACAGCAAATGATACAATTAGTGCAATTGCTTCTCAGAGTTTAGCAGAAGCCTATCCTGATATTACGATGGCCGCAGAAATGCAAATTCGATATATGTTTAAGCATAAAGATGATTTTGAAATGGTCGGCTCGACTCGGGACGCTGTGAATCTCCGTAATACATATGAGAAGCCTCAGATGCGTTTTACAGCTGAAGTAATTAATATGCTAGCACCATATCGGAGAGCTCATGGCCGATGAATATAAATCAAACATACCCGATATTGCAAAGAAATTTGGTATCAGAGCAAGAATACTTGAAAATGCAGTCGTCAAGGGATTAGAAGATGGATTGTATAAATTCCAAACTCAAATTATTAGAAAACAACTTTCTGGCAGGCCAGGACTTAAAGTACGTACTGGAAAAGCGCGAGGTAGCTGGCGTGTCCGGATAAGACGTGCAGGTGCAAGAGATGTTGCTGTGACGTTAGGTTCGACAGCTTGGTATCTTGAAGTACATCAAAAAGGAAAACTGATTCGAGCAAGACGAGTTCCTTATTTAGTATTTAGAATAGGAAACCGTTGGATTCGTAAAAAGCAAGTACGAATACCAAAGCGCTTGAGAATTCTTGAAGATTTTAAGGCGCAAGGGCAGAAAATTTTGAAACAAGCGGCTTTGCGAAGAGTCAAAATAGCATTGGCGGGTGGATGAACATCGTATTAGCAGCACAGATTATTGGACTCATTCTTGCTGCAATAACAGCAATTAGCATTGGATATAAAATTGCAATATGGCGAAATAATTATGTCCGAAATGACACTTGTCATCAGTATCGTGCAGGACTTAAAGCTAAGATTGATGAAATTGATTCAAAAGTCGATACTGTTGTCACGACATCTGCATATATCAAAGGCAAAATCGAGTCGATGACATGAAAAGGATAATTTCATTTAGTCTTTGGGGACAGAAACCTCTTTATTGTGATGGTGCTGTAGCGAATGCTGAACTGATGCCAAAATTTTATAAAGACAGCTGGAAGTGTTTATTCTATATTGATGAGACAACAGTATCTCAAGATACCATTGCAGCAATAATCAAAAATGGTGGAGAAGTTCGGACAATGGGACACGCAGAGGATGTCCTTGGAATGTACTGGAGATTTCATCCAATGTTTGATGATCCTGAAGTCGAACGTTTTATTGTTAGAGATACTGATAGTAAACCGACGCAGCGTGAAGTCGATTGTGTAAACGAATGGATAGAGAGTGAAAAGGATTTTCATATCGTTCGTGATTGTGAATCTCATAATGTACAAATACTTGGAGGCACTTGGGGAGCAAAAGCAAATTGTATTCCATACTTTGAAACAAAGATGAAAGTTTGGTTTTCTCAACTACAACCGAATTATGGTAATCCTAGAGGATTATTTCATGGAACGGATCAGTTGTTTCTTGCAAAGGAGATTTGGCCTATAATTAAAAATAATCATATTGCACACGTCCGAGCGGGAATGCCACATTTGAAATTCACTTCAGAAGATAGAGAATTACCTGTCTTAGAGGAAGGTGGTCATTACGTTGGGATGGTTGCATGAATATAACGCCAAGAAGGAGAATCAAGAATGAAATACGACCGTATTGCTTTGTATTTGCCAACATATAAACGAGTCAAACGTCTGAAGAGATTTATTAATTCGGCTATTGAGAAAGCCGATGATCCATCGCGAATTGATTTCTGTTTTATTGTCAATGCACTAGACAATGAAACAAAAGAGTTTATCGGTTTATTTTCCTTTCCCAGTGGTTCTAAGTCTGACATTCTTACTGAGAACACAAAACAGCCGAATCTTGCTTTTTATTACAATCTCGCATATGATAATTTCCGATTCAATTCTCCTTCCACAGTAGTCTCAATGGTCGGCGATGATATGGTCTTTACAACTCATGGTTGGGATACTTATATCCTCTGTGAAGTAAATAAGGCAAACGGGGATATCGTTCTTCATACTGATGATGAATACATAGCTCATGGAAAGATGTGCGTTCAGCTTTTTACGACTTGTAAGGTAGTAGATGCAACAAAGAAACCTTTCATGTGCACTGAATTTCATGCTGATATGATAGATGTTGTTTGGTATATTGTAGCACAACTTACTTCAATCAGAGTTTATTTAAGTGATGTTGCAATTAGGCATGAACATGAGACAAGAGAAATTGATCCTTTGAAACGTGATGAAACTCATCGACGATTAGCTCCTATTCAAAAATTAACAAATAGTAAAGAAAATCAAAAATATGCAATTGCTTATGGTACAGTAATTGCATCAAATCTTATTGAAGATGGAATTGGGAAATGGAATATTCTTTCTCCGACTCCAGTGTCAGCTGAGAGAATAGCTGCATGAAACTATCAATTCTAATTTGCCATTTAGAGTATCGTCGACAGATGTTTGAAAATCTACTTATTGATTTACATAAGCAAATCAATGGTAATGATGTAGAGATTATTACTGTAGTTGATGGAGGAGAGAAAACAATTGGTCTAAAACGCAATGAACTGTTATGTGAAGCGAAGGGTGATTATGTCTCTTTTGTAGATGACGATGATCAAGTAAGCACAGATTACGTGCAGCGTATCCTTGAAGCAATTGAAAGTGAACCTGATGTTGTTGGTATCGAAGGAATCATTAATTTTGAAAATACTTTATATGTTTTCAAGCATTCAATCGAATTTTGTGGTTGGTATGCATCTGAAGCAGACAAAACATTTTACAGGACACCAAATCATTTGAACCCAATAAAACGGTTAATTGCGTTGAAAGCAGGTTTTCCTTTTCATAGTAATTTTGGTGAGGATAGAGAATATAGTAAGCGAATTCGACCAAATCTGTCAAGAGAGATTTACATTAATGATCCCATTTACTTCTATGGTTGTGAGAAAACAAGGTGATTTTTCGATTTGACGACATAAGTGCAAATACGGATATGGATGATATTTTAGATAAAGTTAATATTATTCGACAACTTTTTCCAGAAGTACAAATTATGTATTGTGTTTCACCTCTTGCTTTTTTGTCGAGTGAATGTGGGAAAAACTCACCTGATAATGAACGAACATTCCCACAGATTTTAAATGCTTATAGTGATTATCGTTTATTTTTTAAAGTTAAACAGTGCTGGTTGCCAAAGAGAGATCAACTTCCTAAGAATGTGAAACTTGCATCTCATGGACTTATTCATATAGATCATCGACTACTTAATTATGAGACTCAAGAGTTGAGTATCATTGTTTCATGTTCTTTATTAGCTACTTATCTCTATGTTCCTCCATTTAATAAATGGGATGAAGACACGATTGACATCTGTGATGAAAATTGTATAGAACTCATTAAATTTGAAGATGGATGGAAATGTCTTGAGTATGAACCGTTCACAGAAAAACATGACAAATGGTATTTACATCCAAGAGAGATATCGATAGATAATTTTAGAAAAATGATTCAAAAATGAAAATTTGTACAATTCATCAGCCGAACTTCATACCTTGGCTTCCTTTTTTTAGGAAGATGGAACAAGCAGATGTGTTTGTATTTCTTACACGGTGCCAATTCGAGAAGAATGGATATCAGAATCGTTTCAGGATGAATGATAGATGGTATACGATGTCAGTGAATCACGGACTGGAGCCAATCATTTCTAAAAGATATGTTAATCCAGTATATGATTGGGCTCATATTCGTACTGAACTTATACAATATAATCTTATCCTTTCTCAATTTGATGATTACATTAGTGAGTCTCTTACATGGACAAATATGGGTATTGTGATGCACATTGCGAATATGCTACAAATAAAGACTAAACGTAAAGTCGATAAAGAAACAGGATTTAAAGGTACAGATCGGCTTATTAATATTTGTAAAGAAAATGATTGCGATTGTTATTTATCTGGTGAGAGTGGACGAAAATATATGGATATAAGTCAATTCGAGCACGCGGGTATCGAATTGAAGTTCTTCAACGCCAAGGAGGAAGACAAGCGGCCTATTTTGGAGATATTGAAATGAAAAGAGCTATACCTATAAGAATTATCTTGAGTGCGGATGATGGGTATCATCTCGATTTTCTGCCGTTGGCTTCAGCGGCGTGGCAAAAATTCTTTCCAGAGTTCCGGATATCACTGATTGTCGTCGGCAACAGATCATGGACAGAGTATTGGAATTTTTGTGGCCGCTGGGTAGATACATTACATGTTGTCTATGGAAGTCAACATCATTATTCTGCCAATCTTGCAAAAATTGGGCGACTTTGGATTGCTGGACAGTTTGGTCATGATGTTTGTACATTACATGATATTGATTTTGTTCCATGTCAGCGAGGATTTTATGAAAATAAATATCGTCAATGGGAGCCAACAAAAATCATGATGATGGGAAAGGAAGTCTACACTAGTAATCCGCACGAAAATGGAAAAGTTCCTATGTCGGCAATGACTACTGAATCATATATCTTTCAACAATTTGTAAATCCAGAGAATCTTTCTTTTACAGGATTATTTAATAGATTCAAATATCCTATCAATGGCTCAGTTGGGGATCACCGTGAGCTCGTATCCAAACCTGATTTTTCAGATGAATCGCTTTGTCTTGCTTTATTAAATCGTTTCGGACGTGATCGGTTGATCGAGGTTGAACGTGGATATAATATCTGGACTGACACACTTGACCGGGCAGCATGGAAAGTCGATCGGGATAAATTATTCTCTGGCGGTTATTATGAAGCTCATTTACATAAAGTGAATACGGATTGGGAACGTGATCGATGTAATGTTATTGCTGAATTCCTTGGTGTTAGTGATTTCTGGCAAGATGGTAAACACTGGACTGATATTACTGGACAGTGGGAACAGATACAAGTTGATGAACCAGATCCTTGTCCAGAGGCAACGGCAACATGAATTATGGAGGCAGTGGGATGGAAAAGGCCGTGATTGATTGGATAAAGGAGCATGTACCAAGGGAATCCATAATAGTAGAATTCGGCGCGGGCGACGTGTCGACTAAGGAATTATGTAATGATTATCAACTGTATTCAATTGAGCATGATAGGGAATGGATTGGGAAATACGATTCTCATTACATCTATGCACCGAAAGTTGACGGATGGTATAATCCGCATATTGTTGATAGCGTATTCCGAAAGGTTGAACCGTATCTTGTGATTATTGACGGAATCGGAAGAGATAGAATATTGAACAGGATCGATTTGGTGCAGAATTGTAAAATGATACTGGTTCATGACACGAATCGTGACCTCGATCGGAATACAGCTATCAGATTAGCGACAGAACTTAATAAAATGGTTCGATTTTACGAGGACGGTGACTTTTGGGCAGTGGTATCATGATAATAAGAAATATGACATTTAACCGCTTAAAATCAGTTTTGGCTATGGTTTTATACGAATTCCCGAATATCGGTGAATTTTAACCGTTTAAATAAAGGTAAAATCAATAAATATGAAGGTTTTTATTATACAGGAAGCGTCTCGAAAAGAGATAAACCAAAAATACAGAGAATCTCTTTGTTTACAAAGAGCGTTTGAACGAGTAGGGCATGAAGCTGTTGTGTGGGGAATTGGTTATGAGAATTTCAACACACATTCACTTGAGCGCGCTTCAGAAGATTGTGACGTGCTTTTGCTTTTGGAACAATACACTTTGTTCATGGTTCCATCGATGCATAGAATTGCAAAACCGAAAGTTTTTTGGTCGATTGATAGTCATCTAAATCTTAAAAGTCATCTAGAAACTGTTAATAGAAATTTAATTGATGGAGTTTTATGTTCTTGTATGCTAGACGTAGAAAAGTTTGAAAATACTGTATCAACAAAAATAAAATGGTTTCCAAATGCTTATCCTAATGATTTGATTTTTCCGGACGATTCGGAGAAAACAATTAATATAGGATACTGTGGATCAAATGGTAACATAGAGAGAACAGAATTCATTAAACGTCTCAAAAGTGATATTGGCATGATCTCAGAAATACATTATGGAGACAACATGGTTAATTTTATCCGCAGATGTAAGATTCATTTCAATATGAATATAAGACATGATTTGAATTACCGAATATTTGAAACTACTGGTGCAGGAACAATGTTAATAGTAAATAATTCTCCTGGACTTGATGTGCTTTTTAAAGTAGGAACGGATATAATTGTTTATCGAGATTATGAAGATTGCCTGAGTGTTATCAATTATTATCTCAAAAATGATTCATTACGACAACGAGTAGCAGAAAACGGACATAAAACAGCATCGAGAATGCATACTTATGATAAACGAGCAGAGCAATTCGTCTCACTTTGTAAAGAGTGGTTTGATATATAAACGCTAAGAAGGAAGAGTGTATGACAACACTGGCATTAAATATCATAGTAGGAGCAAATGAAACAAGTGAACTTAAACGTTGCCTTGATTCTTTTAACGTACGAGAGAATTTTGATGAAATTGTTATTGGACTTACATCAAAAGACGAAAACGTTAAAAAAGTCGCAAAGAATTTTGCTGATGTTTTAGTTGATATTCAATGGTCGAGTGAAAGATATCCAAATGGGAATTTTTCCATTGCAAGAAATAAATTAATTGATAACACAAAATCTGATATGATAATGTGGCTTGATTCAGATGATTGTTGTCTTGGAATTCATCAGGGAAAATTTCGAAAGCTCTGTGGTATTGTTAGAAATAATACGAATTCAGGAATTGATGCTTATTTTGTTCCATATGCAGTCTCTCTTGATAGTACTCTTGAACCTTTATCTGTATTTATGCGAGAGCGAGTATTTAAAAATAATGGAGTACTAAGATGGAAAAATCCTGTACATGAACAATTTGATGTTCATTGGGATGATTTAGTTGCTGCAAGTTTTAAAAATTTCTTTATCACGCACTTACCATCGAAACCTCAATATGCTAGTGCTCTGAGAAACGTTAAAATTCTTGAACATGAATATGAGAAATTTAATGGGAATATGGACACGCAATTAAAATATTTCCTTTCTCGAGATTTATTACTAAGCGGAGATCAAAAACGAGCTCTTAGTATTTTTGGTGATATGATTCAAAATCTGGAGGGATCATATGAAAATTTATATCTTGCTTGTATTGAAATAGCATTTTTTTATGCTTACAATAATTATCTTTTGAGACCAAAAATCGATGACATGGATATCAATAATCTTGATAAAGTAGAACACTGGTCTCGGCTCGCTCTTGGTTTCTCCATGGATTATGCAGAACCATACGTACTTCTTGGTGATATTTATTTACAGAGAGAGTTAAGAGAGCAAGCAGAAAATATGTATATTGTAGCATTAAAGAAAAAACTTTATTCAGGAATGATGCAAACAACTGCTTTTTATGAAGAACTTCCTGCGGAGAGGTTAAGTAATTTGTATATGGCAAAAGGTGAAAATGAAAAAGCACTTTGGTACGCTCGACGAGCATGGGAACATAACAAAATGAATCAGAACCGAATTGAACAACGCAAAATTTTGATAGGTCTGTTGGCGAAAGAGGTCAATGAGTGTCAAATACAGTAAGAACAAAATTGCGTGAAGCATTAAAATACGGATTGCAGCAAATAACGATAACAAACGGATATCGCAGTACAGTGAAAGCTGTATATGATCCAATAAAAGAAATGGAGAAGATGACTCGTTTTCCTTGTATTAATCTCGAATGGGGTCAGGAGTTTCGTACAGGAGAACATCTTGGGGCAGCAAATGACTCACTACTTGATATCCGTTTTGAATTTACATGTGAGTGCTATTTTAAAACAACTAATCCACCTTTAGCACAAGATAAAATAATAGCTGATTTGCAGCAATATTTTGGCTCTCGTCATTGGGTTCCAAGTGAAACGGGTGATCAGACAGCATTCAATTGTGTCTATTTATCAAGTACTCCATGGGGAGTTGACGCACAGAGAGGAATTTGTGGAGTCGATGTAGTTTTTGAAATATGGTATAGAATAAGATTGAGCGATCCAGAATCGTTTAGATAAACCTTAACAGGAGGATTGAAAATGACTTTGCGGTTAATGGAACAAAAGCGAACTCTTGGATTCAGGCTTGAATCTGAGGCAAACAAATACACGAACAATGAAACTTTGTCAAGCATCGATTATTGTTTCAGTGTATTTAATATCAGTTATAGTACCGAAATCGGTGCATATATGAGAAAACTTGCCCGAGGAGATTGGTCAAAAGATGCTTCGGTTTCGGGTAGACAAAATGGTACTGTGTCGTTTAGTGTTGATTTCCATGAACATGCCAACGCTGACGCCGCTCCTATGTATTGGACGATGCTTAGAGCATGTGCGATGCAGCAAAATTCAAACGCTGGCACTGGTGTATGGCTAACTCCAAATGCAATTGAAGACAGGAATCCAGCATCGATTGAGATCGTTGAGAGAGAAGAAGGGGCAACACCCCGACAGAAAGTTGTTAAATTATTCGGCTGTGCCGGTAATGCAAGACTTATCCTCGATACTGTTGGTAATCCATATCGAGTCGATTTTGAGTTCAGAGGAGCTATTGGTAGTATTAGTACACGTGCTTATGGTAGTTTAATCACACCAGCTTCATTCGATACAGAAGCACCATCAGCTGTACTCTGTGCGACAATTAATTTATTTGCTACGATTCAGTATCTAAATAGTATGACAATTGATCTTGGCAATGTCATCGAGCCTTTTACAGACCCGAGTAAATGTCAAGGAATTGATGGTTATCATATCGTTGATCGAAACCCAATATTGGAACTTGATCCTGATATGCGGATACCTGATGATATTGATCTTCATGCGAATCAAACTTCAAATACAACTGGAACACTTTCGGTTGAAGTTGGCAGAAGAATGACGGTTTCTGCTCCAGCAGCACAACTTGTACAAACAAATAATCCAGCAGCCCGTGAGGGACATGTTACTGACCAAATTCGTCTCGAACTCAAGCGTTCAAGCGGTAATGATGAACTTGAATTTCTACAAGGGTCAAAAACTTAATCAAAGGAGGTTATATGAAAGTTCTTTTAAGGCTTTTCAAAAAGCGTATAGTTAAGTTACTTCTTAGCGCTCTGGATAATGATACACTTAAAAAACGTATCGTTGATGCTATTAATAAGAAAGTGAATATTCCTAACATGAGCGAGAAACAAGAAGAAAAATTAATTAACACATTGTATGAAATCCTTGTCGCAACGATAACTGAAACCATAAATAAAGCAATAAAATAATGCCAAGAAGGGAGAAATATGGAATCACAGGAAGTAGAACTGACGCCTGAAATTGAAGCGAATCTAAGAAGATTCGCACCAATTAAACCCGATGAGATTTTCGAATATGTCCCAGCGGTCTGGCGCAATAGTGGTAAGTCTCGAGATGAGTGGCCAGTTTTCATGCTCAAGCCACTTGCCGGAGGCGAGGCTCTTGATGCCAGTGACGAGATGAGAGGGAACGTAAAATATAATATCAGTGGAGGAAGCGAGATGCAATTCAATCATGGTTTATTTACAAAAACAATTTGCTCTCGTGGAATCGTTGGTTGGAAGAACTATAAATATACAGATGGTTCAGACGTTCTCTTTTCCAAAGAAAATATTTTAAGAGTTCTTCCTAGAGACTTGTTATACGAACTAGCGAACGCGATTCAGGCTCGGGGACAATTAACGAATGAAGAGGTGCGGGGTTTAAGATAGCAGCTTGGCTCAGCAGTGGTATTTGGAAAGATAAATATGATTGCTCAAGATGTGAAGAGAATTCGTCATACCGTGACGTGTGGGGCTGCAAAGAACCGACGCAGATGGCCGTGCCTACATTTGCGAGTGAGGAAAATGGAATAGAATATAAATACTATCGGTGTCCTAGGAAATATATTCCATTATCAATTGTAAAATTTGTAAATCAGATGAATTACTATAAAGATTTTCAAGGTGCTGAAATACCTTCTTATGATAATGTGTCTCCGAGATTCAGGCAAGCATATAATACTTTTAATAAATATTATATACAAGCATTAAAGGAGAAAAAGAGTGCCAGATGAAGTATTACAATTAGAAGCTCGAATGCGGAATTTTGTTAGCGGCGAGCTCAATAAGATAGAGAAAGATTTAAAGGATGTTGACCGTAGTGCGAAACGTTCTTTTGGCTCTGCCCAGAAAAGCGCAGGTTCTTTTGGGCAGACACTAAAAGGCTTTGTGGGTGCTGCTGCGATTATTGGTACTGTTCGTACAGGATGGCGTTTGCTGTCAAATACTGTACGAGAAAGTGTTCAATTATATGGCGTGCAAGTAGAAGCAGAAACAAAATTGCAACAGGCACTTGGATATACAAGTGAAGCTCTAATAAAACAGGCATCAGATTTACAAGAGCTCACGTTATTTGGAGATGAACAAACGATTCAAGCTCAAGCTCTGATCGCGATGTTTGTCAAAGAGGAAAGTCATATAAAAAGAATTATTCCTCTTGTCCAAGACTTAGCCGCAGCAAAAGGGATGCAATTGAACGTCGCTGCTGATTTAGTTTCTAAAACTCTGGGAAGTTCAACAAATGCTTTAGCCCGTTACGGAATTCAAGTCGAAGGTGCTGTAGGAAGTAATGAACGATTACAGAATCTTGTCCGAGGATTGTCAAGTGCTTTTGAAGGTCAAGCACAAGCAGTTGCACAAAGCGGAATCGGCCCACTTATACAATTAGAAAATAAGATTGGCGATGTGAAGGAAGCATTCGGCGAGGCGCTTGTTCCATCGTTAATCAGTCTTGCGGATTCATTTAAAGAACATGTTCTTCCTGTCATTGAAGATGTTATCAGAGGCTTTGACGAAGCAATTAATAAGACAACACAGTTAAAGATTGCACAGACAGAAGCCGTGCTTGCTGAGATGCGAGAATATAGAGAACTTCGTGAGGAACAAAATGCTATTATTACTCGACATAAGAAATTAAAAGAAACTGGACAATGGTATGATCCAGCCGCTCTTGAAGATGCTCGCAATGCAGTTGCTCTTATTAATGAAGAACTTAAAAAACTTGAAGGAAAAACAGGATTCAGAGAACCAGGAGAACCACCACCTACTCCACCAGTCGTTACTCCTGTAGAAGAGGAAAAGGCTGCAAAAGTCACTGGAATTCCAACTCAAGAAGAAATGCAAATAGCTGCCGAAATAGCATTGATTGAGATGCGCATCTATAATTTAAAAATGCAAGAAGAAGCCAATAAAGCAAATCAGATACTTCTTGAAAATAATGAAAGGGCAAATGAAGAGATGCTTCAAGCTCTTCGAGATAAAGAACAACAAGCACTCGAGGAAGCTCAAGCAGCATCTGAAAGATATGTTGAAATATATCAAATGCGATTTCAACAAGTCCAAGCCTCAATGACTCAATTCGCAAATACTTTTGGTGCTATATCTGACCTTATAATTCAGATAACTGGTGAGACAAAGGAAGAACTCAAACCTCTTCTGTATGCCGAAGCTATTATGCGAGCAGCTACGTCGACAATTACAGCAGTACAGGCCGCATGGGAAACAGCAGGAGGAAATTATTATCTTGGTGCAGCATTATCAGCGGCAGCTGTTATTGAGAATGCCGCTCTTCTTGCTGGGCAGATTGCAGAGATTGCTTCGGCAGCTCGAGGAGCAAACTTTATTGCAAATCAACCTCAAATGCTTCGAGTAGGTGATAATCCGACACAAGCAGAACAAGTAATCGTGCGACCGCTTGGAAGTCCGAATGCTGAAGATGAAATTAATCGAAAAGAACCAAGTGTATATAATGTTACGATTCAAGCAAATAATAAGGAAGATGTTGTACAAGCATTCAGAGAACTTGAGCGTGATGATAGGTTACATCAATTAAAACGCATGTTAATAGAGGCATAGATGGCGCAGCCGGCTTCGGGATTGATTCGATTTACAAATGCGAATAGTGACTATATTGATATTCCACTTCCTGTATTCCCTTATTCAACTACACTTGATCTTCCGTTTGAATTTATAAAGCTCTCAAATGGAAAGTACGAGATTTTTGATAGCGGTGAGGGTTCTCAGACATACGATAGAAGGATGTGTGAATGTACATTTGAACTTAGTGCAACGGATCAACAAACGCTGAATAATTTTATCCGCACTGATGGAACATCATATGGACGGTCTCAGGAGTTGACTTTGGAAATGGCTAATGATAGTGGATTCTTTCCCTTTGCTCCTGACAAGTCAAATATTGGTCCGTTTGACGTTGGAATAGAAATCGTGCGGATACGGGGCATTGGCGAATTACCATTTAAGCATTTTGTATCGACTTTGCGAATAAGCAAGGGAAATGATTCTTGGCCGTCTTATATATTACCTACAGAGGTGAACGAAGGTGGCTTAACAATCGAAACGATCACGAATTGTAGATCACCTCAGAATTGGTTTATACCGTCGAAGAAATATGTTTATGATCTAAGAACAACTGAAGGTCGTGTACTGAAATTCATGGACAGGAGTTCAAATGCCGATTGGTATGAAACAGGAGCAGAATTTCAAATGAATGAATCAAAAACTGCTGCTATTTTTAATCGTATCGTCTCTGTGATAAGAAATAATACATTTTCGTTTGTTGCGCCTGCTGACAATTATCCGTTTGGGCGTGACCTTGGCAACGGGACTTTTAACGTCAAATTAGGACAAAACCGAATAATAGCGACACATACTGGATATAATCGATTTAATTTTGGTCTGATATTCTCATATGAAAGTACACCATAATGGCTACAAGGGTCTTTGGCGTTGAAATTTCACTCGAAGATCACCTCTCTCTTGCCTCGCAAGACACATCGGTAGGTCTTTACAACGTTACGTCTGCCCTTAATGGTACGCAACCCTCAGGTAATAATTATATCACTGTTGTGGATGGAAGCTCTTTTTCTCAACGAGACATTATAAGAATTAGAGATGACAATAATGAGGAGATCAATTACATTGTCCGTATCCTCGGGAATATTTTGTATTTGATGAATAATCTATCTAACACATATCAAGGTACACTTAACGGAAAGGCAGATGGTAATAGCCGATTTCGTTGGATACAAAACACTGTCAGTGGCGTATCAAATTGGAATGCCAACATGATAGTTGAAAATGGCATTATGGTTTGGAGCCGAAATATTGATATTCTGGTGGGAGGCGAGATCGCAACTGGAGGCACGGGAGGCGTTACTGTTAAAAACACAAATCAATTTCAACAGAAATTGAGCGATGAAAGCATTTATCTGAATGGTTGTCATGCTATCATATTCGAATTTGAGGATAGTACCAAATTACCAAAGTGGCACGGTATCTGTGAACAGCCAACATGGGATGCAACTCGATATGAGATTCGATTCAGAGGGATGCAAAATAAACGTCGTTCTAATTTATCAACAATAATCACCGCAATTAATTATCCCGATGCTGATGAAGAAGCAAGAGGACAAGTTGTTCCCCTAACGTTTGGAAAGCATCTTCCGAAATTTGATACAGAAGGAAACATTGATTATAATTCATATACGAAATTTCTTCGCATCGGACATATCGAAGAAGTTTACAGACATTTACAAAATAGAGTTTTTGATTCAGCGACAAATATCGAATTTGAAGTTGCCGATGATTACATGCTCCAACAGTCGGTCTTTCCTATTGTTGGCGATAGTATCTCATCTGATTTAACTATCGCAGCTACTGGAGGACAGAAGATAGTACACGTCGAAGATGGTTCAAAATTCTCAATAGGAGATTTGGTTTATTTGAAAGACACTAGTAGTATTGAGGGAGGTGAAATACAGAGCATTTCTGTTAATCAATTGACGATGAAAACAAATCTGGGTGCGACATATGATCCAGCACGATACGCTAGAGTGTTTCAACTATCTGACTCGCCAGAAAAATATCTAGTAAGAATTTACGGAGAAGATGGTCTGCCTACTTGGAAACAGAATGGCATTCCTGGATTAACAGGACAGCATTCGTTGGATTATTTCGTCGGGAAGTATATCAAAGTAGTTGAGAACAATCAATCGGGAAACAAGACAGTAGGAAAATATAGGAAAATCACTGCCGCTACTGTTAATTTGGATTCTACAAAGGGTACTTCTCGAATCGAATTGACAATCGATACGATATTCAGTAGCCATTTAAGAGGAAATTGGAATGGAAGTGATAGTGAACAAACATGGATTAGTTTTTATACAATTACGAATGAATACGAGTGCGATGTCTGGCCGTGTAAAGACTATCTCGATATTGATGGCACAGCGATATCAAGAGCATTCTACATGACAAGTTATCAATCGAAAAAGATAGCAAAAGTTACAACTGAGAACACCGATGCGGATATAGATGAAATTCCAATCACATATGAGAGACTTCCACAGTATGCTTATGATGATAGTGGCGATGGAGACAAAAACCGAGTAGTGATTGTAGCTAAATTATTTGAAGGTAATCCTAGCTATCTTACTGGTTATATAATCAAACCTCCTGCAAGTATTGAATATTATGGGGATTCAACCGAATTAGGAACAATTGATCCACATTTTATTGGTTTGGGTTTTGTTTATGTTTCACCAGGATTCTGGAGGCTTGGCGGTACTACTTGGTCAACCTCTGGATCGATTGCTAATATAATGGACAAATATTCTAATACTTATCTTAGAAATATTCTTTTTCATGGAGTCGATGATGAGGGAATCGTTGTATTGAAAATATTTCCTCCAGAGTTTCCAACGGGATATAAGATAAAAAAGACATATCTTCTCTTTATGTCTAATTATGATAGCAATAGTGGATTTGTTAATGTATATCAACGAAGATTCATTGGAGCTTATACTCAGATAGCTAATATTCCACTGGCAGCTGACCTGAGTCTTACCTGCTACCCAACTTCTGCTGATGTGTCTTTCCTCCCTGATTTTTATTTTTTGGATAATCCTCCACGATACGACAAGCCCTTTTACTTCAATCTAGCATACGATTGTTTTAGGAAAGCAGAATATGGTCATGAAAAACTAGAGATGCCTTCTGTTACGAATGAAGATTTATATAGAGCTATTAATCACACAATTATTATGTGGAATACCGACAGAGATGCTCCTGCTCAGTCGACGACATTTTTAGATATTTGCGAGATTGCGTTCGTCTTCGAGCGCAGTATACCCCTCGGACGAGAATTATATAGTCCAATGGCTGGTAGAGTATTCAACGATACGTGGCTCGGAAGGAAAACTTCGACAGATATGATGAGCTCACCGCTTGATCTGATGGAGCATGTCAGTCGTCTCCAGAATTACAGTGATGTCTCCGATCCTCCTTCAAGCGGCATTCCTGATCCTCCCTCAGTAGACTGGGGAAAGAATTACGCGGAAAATGCGCTGATAAATGTTTCGAAAGGCACAATTGCTACCAGTGGCGTGAACACAATAACAACGACAACGATCGCGGAAGCTGCGACGTTCAGGATAGACCAACGGGTAATAATCACTGATGGCGTCAACCGGGAAGAAGCAACGATAAGTTCCATCAGTCTTGCTATTATTACAATGGATGCAAATCTCACATATTCGTATACTAGCGGTTATATTTGGGCAGAAGGATCTTTTGAAGATGAAGATTTGAAAACGTGGGCTGATCTATATTCAATTGCCCGTGTGATAACTGACCGAGGTGAAGCCTATTCTGATTCGTTGAAACGTTCAGTTTGTCGGGATTTGTTTCTCATCAATTGGATTGATAAAAACGGATTTGAATCTGTGAAGCGACTTATTAAAGAAACTACTAATCCATCAGACGCTTTGACACTTGCAGACATTATTGATAGGACATCAATAAAAATTACAGAACCAAATCCATCAGAGGTATTTCCAGAACCGTTTGTCGATTATCAATACAGCATAGGAGCAAAAAAGAATCAAGAGATTATCAGATTCATCAATTCAGGTGCTTCAACTTATAATAGTAATTATGTTGAAGGGATTTCGAGCCCATTTCTGGCCGAGGAATATTGGAACCAGTGTAATGAGCTATACAAACGAGTACATGAAATAGGAAAGTTTCCGAAAGATTTATCTGAATTACTTTGGGCAAACGGTGAAGATGCTGATGCGATTGCAGAATATAATATTGCAACAAGAATCAGCTGGATGTTTAATCCAAGAATTCAATTCAAAGTACACTACACGACAGCTCATACTTGGGAGGAAGGACATGAGTTCTCGATTACTTTGCCTCACCAGACTGATGGAGTAACGATAGAATGTATTTTATTTAAAGCAGAATTTAATCCAAATCCGCCTTATCTGATTACTATCGATGCAATAATGAAACGTGAGACAATCCCGGAGGAATTTGATATTCAGGATGTCATGAATTTATTTGGGGATGATAGAGATTGGCAGGATACGACAACCGAATATGGTGATAACAGAGATAAATTAGATCAAATGTAAACTTGGAGGAAAAAATGAAACTACAATCTATTACTATTACTTTTGAGAAACATCCAAAGTCTATTCTCAGAGACTTAGATGGTAATGAGACTGTCAAAGATTGGAAACATTTTACTTTGCTTGATGAAACTGCAGCGGAATCCAAGAAAGGCGTTAATAAAAGCAGTTTAAAAAAACGTGTCGATGATGAAATTAAAGCTGCTAAAAAATCAGTTGAAAAATCATTTGTCTCTCAAGAAGAAAAAGAGAAATCTCTTGAAGCGATTAACTCCGCTATATATAAGAAAAAGCTGACAGAGAAGCTTTTAGCATCTTTCGAAGCAAAAGCGCAGCGAGACTTAGGAGAGAAGAAATTAGAAATCTACATCAATAAAATTCGGAAATTCATTGAGGAGAACGCATAATGGCTCAACAAGTTCATATCACACATATCGAAGACACCTGGGCGAATATTTATGCAAATGCAGACCATGGACAAATAGCTATTGTCAACAACGTTACGGCAGCACTTCCATATGATGAATTCGTCTGGAAGAATGATGATAACACTAAAACATATGTGGGGGCACTACAAAAATACAGCACAGATGGCTCAGCATTTACGTTTCTCGATAATGATTTTGGTGATGTCACTATAAATGATGATTTGTATGTATCAGAATATCTTTACCACCAGGGTGACACAGATAGCTATGACAGATGGCGTGCTGACCGGAAAACAACTGTGATCGGCAGTGTAGAGTTCTGGGATTTCGTTGAAGGTGGAACAGATTATGCAGAATTTAACGCTGGAGAAGTTGATATTGATTTTATCGCAAATGCTAATGCAGTATCAAATGCACTCTTCATTGAAGGAAGTTCTGGCAATATAGGGATAAGAACAAACACTCCAGCAGCAACATTGCATGTGAATAGAGCAGACGCTACAGATACAACTCTGCATATCACTAGTGGTGGAACTGGCGATTCTGTTATAAGAGTGTTAAGTCCAGATGGAACTACAGATTCTTATCTTGAAATAGGCAATTCTGGAGCAAGTACTTGGTTTATAGGTCTTGATGATGACGATGCTGATAAACTTAAGATTAGTCGAACTGGAGTTGGCACAGACGATTCAGTTATAATTGATAGATCAGATAATATTGAGTTCACTGGTCATGTTGGCATTGGAGTTACCCCTACAACAGATAAACATCTCTTTATTCAAGATAACGCTGTGGATACAACTGTTACGTATCATGGTATATATAATTCTCATATTAAAATAGCTGGCACTACAGATGCAAGTGATCATGTCTATGGTATTCATAATATTGCACGGATGAATGATAGTGGTAGTACTATTGGTAGTTTAATAGCTGATTATAATTATGTTAATACAATAAATGGTACTATTACAAATTTATATGGATCATATATTGAGAGCTATGCACAGGCTGGTAATATAAGCAGTGATGTGCTTGGCACGTATATTTATTCAAGATCGGCATTGGGTTCATTAAATTCTTTAGGTGGCAGCTTATATGGGTTATATGTTAAAGCAGATGCGGGTTTTGATCCTAGTGGTTCTGCTTATGGTATTTATATCGAGTCAGGATCTAATATCGATTATGCATTATATGCTGAAGGTAAAGGATTTTTTGGCACCGCAGCCGGAGTCGGTATAGAATTATATGAATCCGGAGGACATGATTATATCACAACAGCTGGATCTTCAATAAGTGTTCTTTATTTACAAGATAGCGTCCAAACTGCACAGAGTGTACATCTTTTCAATAACGTAGCTTCTGGAAACACTCCTGAATTGAAAATAAGTGGTTATAACGCCGGCGCGGGTGGCATTGAACAGATGCAAATAGGCGTGGGAAAGGATGCAAATGATACTGCTTCATTTGATGGTCTTTCTGAATATCGTTTTGACGGGAAAGTACGTGCAAATACAATATTTAATGCTAATGGTAGTGATGGATTAACAGGAACTTTGACACTTGATGATGGAGCGAATTGGAGAATAACGCTGACTTTTACTGGTGGTATCTTAACAGCACAAACAACTGGAGCATCCGTTGCAGCTTTAGCGCAATGGGTATAACAATTCACAATTAAAGCCAAGGAGGTTCAAATGCCGTCACTGGAAGCAATCGATTCACAAATTGGGCGTGAGATTCTTGCTTTGCAGAACAATGTACGTGGACTCGTAGATGAATGTGCAAGGCTGCTTAGAGAAAATCAAGAACTGAAGAAAAAGGTTGAGATTCTTGAAAAAGAAAAAGAATCTTTAATCGAAGTTGATAAGGAGAAGGAAAAAAAGAAATAATTTAATACAGTTTTAATACAATTTTAATATGGCAAATGTATATATACATTTGCCTTTTTTATATTTATATATTATTATTTGTAAATTATAATATAAATATATAGTGATAGTTTGTTGTATTAAAAGTGTATTAATTTTGTATTAAAATGCTGAAATTAGTGAAAATATGAAATTATAACTTATTGATTTTTAAAGAGTTAGAAAATTAGCTAAGAAAATACTTGATTTTTTGCTATAAATCATATATAATATATAATAGAGAGCAAGAGAGAAATCCACAATTCAATAAGGAGGCGTCAAGATGAAATCCCAACACAAAATTGGTTATGTTGTAAAGCATGCAGATGGTTCGTTTCATGTTATGACTGAGGAAGGATGGGTAGCCTGTGATGACCATAAAGATTTGCAAGAAGTTCGTGATAAAATAAAACCTTACACAGAGGAGGCGTCAGAATGAAAAGAATGGAATTCACAAAAGCAGAATTAGATTTATTATTAGAAATAATTCGAGACTCATCTTATGAAGCATTTAACAAGCATTTGACTGATGATGAGAATGCAAGATTCGCGAATCATTTATTGACAAATCTTGAGATGGCTGATTTTAAAATTATTAATGTGGAAGCGTCATAATGAATGAAATTAAAATAAATGACTCTGTATATTGGAGAAGGCAGTTTAAGTTTGGTCGGTATTGTACATATTGTGGTATTGTCAAATCAATAGACGATAAAGGCATTGCAAAAATAAGATTAACGATGCAGAATCAATATGGTTTTATCTATATTGATACCAATAAATTAACAAAGAAAAAATAAAATTAATATAAGGAGACGTCGGAATAATGTGCCCAGAATGTTCATCGTATAATCTAAAATCACTTGACAATAAAACAGTCGTCTGCAAGAATTGCGGTTTCGAAGGTTTTGTTGAAGACTTCTCATCTTCACAGGATTTCGAGTTTTTATCACAATCGGAAATAAATGCATCTATAGCCGCTCAAAATCACATGCTGAATAAGCATTGGATTGACAGCATATTTTAATTTTAAATGAAAAGGAGGCGTCAAATTATGAGAGATTTGGTTGTCGAGGCTGTACGTTGGTCAGATAATCAACCTCGCGTTTTGTGGGAATATAAAGGATGCGAAGGTATAGCAAAATCACAAGATGCATTAAAGCAACAGCTTAAAGCAGTTGGATATTTTAGGGGAATACCGACGTTATTTCATTTAACTGAGGAGGAAGAAGTGGCGAAAAAACGAACAGCAGCCAAGAAGGATGCAAAGGCCAAGGAGACAATGAATGAAAAAACTGAAAAGAAGAATAAACCAGTTAAGAAGATAACAAAGGAATCGACTGAAGAAAAAACTGGTCGACCCATAACTATCAAGTCCCTTGTTCGTGCTCTTTCGCTTGAGCGTAAATATACAGATGAAGAAATCATTGCGAAAGTTCAAGCGAAGTTTGGTAAGGACTTGTTTCCAACTGAAAAATATAAAATGTCACTTGTTCGATCTAATATTAATGTTCAACTTGCGAAGAAAGACAAGATTTTTCAGTTGTTTCGATATAATGGAAAAATGGTAACAAAAGAAAAACTCAAAAAACTCACCGGCGGTAAGTGAGTATGACGCCTCCTGCCGCCCTTAGGACGCGAGGTAGTAAGGCTTCTCCAGTGGACGCCTCGCGTCCGCTTTCTTTGAAGAAAATGCGACCATATCAAATTGAGATACTTGAGTATTGTTTGAAACGTAAACTGGTCGCTCTTTTCGTAGATATGCGACTTGGTAAAACTTTAATCATCATACGTTGGTTATTATCTATTTCTGAAATAAAGAGAGTGCTTATAGTCTCCTCGTACAGCGCCTTAGAAGGCTGGGAAATAGCACTAAAGGAGGAAGGCATACAAAACATCGCATACTTAATAGGAGAGAAATCTAAGCGGTTAAATGCGCTTTGGTCAAAAGCTCAATTTAACTTATTAAATAAAGAAGGTTGGCAAGTCATTGAAGATATCAAGTACGTTGATTGGGATGCTATTATAATTGATGAAAGTACATTTATAAAATCACCTGATGCCAAAGTTACCGAATTTTATTTAAAGAACTTCAAACAGGTTCCGTATAAAGCTATCCTCAGTGGAACGCCTGCGCCAGAAAGCGAACTCGAATATTTTTGTCAATTGAAATTTCTTTCACCTGATATACTTAGCGAGTCAATATATTATGCGTGGCGCCATAACAACTTCACGCCTGCTTCCGATGGTTCTCGATGGTTCATACATTCTGAAGGACGAAAGCGCCTCGCCCGAGCGTTACATAAGCATTGTCACTTCCTGGCGCGAAAGGACGTCAATCTCGGCGGTGAAAAGATTCACCGACTCGCGAAGGTAGAACTTTCGAGTAAAGCGCGAAAGACCTACGACGAAGTCGAGCGGTCATTCGTGCTCGAGATTGACGGTCAGGAAGTGGATAAGACCTTATACGCGACTACTGCATTCATCTGGCTGAGAAGAATCTGCGGTGGATTGGTAGAGGGGAAGCTAATTCAACTCGCGAAGATGAGAGCGTTGATTGACCTGCTGACCGGCGAGCTTCGCAATGAGCAGGTAATTATCTGGGCGGTCTTCATCGATGAGATACTCGCTATCCATAGTGAACTTACGAGAAACAAGATTTCTTCAGCAGTCATCTGTGGGCAAGTGAAACCACAAGAAAGAAACGAGATGCGAAAACAGTTCTTCGATGGTGCCCTCAGAACAATCATCTGCCAGCCTGAATGTTTTCGGCATGGTGTCGATCTCTCGTGCGCAGCAACTATGATTTATTATTCGAGTCCCTGCGGTCTGGAGACCCGCCAGCAGACGGAGGATAGGTTTGTTGATGTCAGTAAGACAGATTCATTATTAATAATTGATTTGGTTATCGAGAATTCTGTTGATGAAGATATTGTTAAATCGCTTCGGCGAAAAGAAAAACGTAATATGCAATTAAAAGCAATCATAAACGGAATGCATAATCGTGCAAATAATTAAATATCCTGATAAAGCAATGTTCGTTGATCCTGGCATCGGTAACACAGGATGGGCAGTTTTTCATGGTGATAAACATCCAATGACAGGACTTATCCATCCAGAGAGAAATAAGAGAAGAGTTTCTACACAAGGGGAGAGAATGTGCAGTATGTGGTTACAGTTTGGGGCTCTAATAAGAACGCTTAATAAAAAAATAGATGAAGTTTGGATTGAAAGTGTTAGACATTTGCCAACAGTTTTTGGTACAAGAGTTTCATTATCCGGTTCACTTGATACATTAGCTTATCTGATAGGTGGTTATTGGAATATGTGTGAACGGTATAATAAAAAAGTTACTCTCGTTGATCCAAAATGGCTCGGTCAACTCAATGAAAGAAAGATGGTTCTACGCGTCGAGCGGATTAATGGTAGAAGATATAGACAGCATGAAGCTGACGCCGTTGGTATGGGATTCTGGAAAGCAGGCGTGTTATGAAGACTATTGCGTTGAGCGTTGAGAATCATGCCGTGTTGAATCATTGGCGAAAATTTTACGGTTTGAAAACATTTGATGAGCTTATTTCCAGATGGCGTAAAGAAATCCGGAGAAGAAAAATAAGAGAATTTTATTTGAGTCTTGAGGAACCAATGAAAATAGTTAAACCATTGATAAGTAAGAAGATAAGAAAGATTTATAAAAAATAGAGGTTCATATAACCTCTAGTTGTTTGCAATTTGTAAACCACTGGATTATAGGTTTGCGCCGAAAAACAAAAGAAATTAATTTAAAAATATAAACTTAATACTACAATTTTATAAAAATGGATTTATAATGGATAAAAACAAACTTTATTGTGGTGATAATTTAGAGATATTGTCTACATTTGAAACAGAAAGCATTGACCTTGTTTATATCGACCCACCTTTTTTTAGTAACAGGAATTATGAAATTATTTGGAGCGATGAGGCTGAAATAAGAAGTTTTGAAGACCGTTGGGAAGGTGGTATTAATGTTTATATTGATTGGATGCGTGATAGGGTTATAGAGTTACATAGAGTATTAAAATCCACTGGCTCCTTTTATCTTCATTGTGATTGGCATGCTTCCCATTACTTAAAAGTAATGTGTGATGAAATTTTGGGGTATAAAAATTTTCAAAACGAAATTGCTTGGGCTTACAGAACACAAGGCGCAACAAAAAAGCGATGGTCGAGAAAACACGACACACTTTTATTTTATACAAAAACAGGCAAGTGGACTTTTAATTACATGACAGAACGCTCATATATGCAACATAAATATGGTTTTAAAAAAGATGATTTTAAAATTGATAAAGACGGAAGACAATATAGAGACGCTATTGTTAGGGATGTTTGGGAAATAGCTGCGCTTCAATCTTCAACCAAAGAAAAATTAGGTTATCCAACCCAAAAGCCTGAAGCTCTTTTGGAAAGAGTAATAAAAGCATCTTCAAATGAAAATGATATTGTGCTTGATGCATTTTGTGGATGCGGTACTGCTTTGGCTGTTTCTGAAAAATTAGGCCGCAAATGGATAGGTATTGATATTTCCCCCTCTGCTGTGGCATTAATTAAAAAGAGACTTGCTAATATTCCGGGGTTTTACAAAAATTATAATGTTATTGGTATGCCACAGAAAGCAGAAGATTTAAAAGATTTCAAACCTTATGAATTTCAATATTGGGTTATCAACGAAATGCATGGTGTGCCAAGTCCAAAAAAATCTGGTGACATGGGTATAGATGGTCTTAGTTTTTTAGAGCATTGTCCTATTCAGGTTAAACAATCAAAAAAAATAGGTAGAAATGTTGTTGATAATTTTGAAACAGCAATAAGAAGATATTATAGAAATACTAAAACTAAAAAGATGAAAGGTTATATTGTTGGTTTTAGTTTTGGTAAAGGTGCAAAAGAAGAGGTTGCAAGAGTAAAAAAAGAGGGAATTTTTATTGAACTTATTACGGTCGATGATATTTTAAACAAAGGCTACTCCGGTGAAGTTAAAGAACCTAATCTTTTTTACTAAAAACAAAAACTTAAAAACTCGGCGCAAACAGGATTTAAAATATTGTAGGTGATTTACAAACAGACAAACAACAAACAAAGGCAAAAATGCTTTCAGCACATCTGCCATTTGTCAAACGTTGGTGTAAATAACATTGCCTTTTAATTTATAGTCGGCTGGAGGATATCATGTGGACAAAAACTATTGCTTGGTGTGGCAAAGTTGAAACGGTGGAGTGTAAGGAGCATTCATACGCTTGCTCAGGGCGCATGCCTTGTACTGGAGTGCGGCGCTGTATCTATTGTGGCAAACCAGCCGAAAAATCGATGGAAGGCAATGTTACATCCACCAACAACGAATTACCCGGCTCACAGGGTTCGCCCAAATGCCTTTGTAAAGAAAATGGTCTTCATTATAAAAATACGGATGCAAGTGGCAAAATTATTAGTGCGTCTTTATCATTAATTATTAATAAAGATTGCCCAATTCATGGCTATTATATGCAGTCGTAACGGCACTTCGGGTAATTCTGACGTTGCACAAAATATTCACTCTTGGGGAATTGTATGGCTTGCAAATTAGTGCGCAGAAAAGACTTTGTTGGTTTCCAGTGCTCTCACGTCGGAGAGTTTCGGTACTTGGAAGAAGAACGCAACCTTGATCCGTACATGGAAAATGAGTGTCCGCACATAAGGCGTTTCGAGCACAAGGGGCTTTTGCGGTGTCAAGACTGTGCTGCTGTTTACGATGAGGATTTGCAAGCCTGGGTTTCGGAATCGTGAATACATCGTGCAACAGCCAAAGGCGAGTAATTAAAACTACCGCCGTTTGGCATCACGTTGCCTGCAATTTGGCTCCGACCATTTTGTAGGCGGCGCATAAAGAAAGGTTAATCATGTCAAGTTACTGGATCACCCCTCCCGCACTATATGAGTCGCTGGACCGGGAGTTTTGTTTTGATTTCGACCCCTGCCCGTACCCCAAGCCGGAAGGGTATAACAGTCTCGATGTACCGTGGGGCAGCATGAATTATGTGAATCCGCCGTTCCGTCGTCACGACGGGGTTGGCGGCAAAGGACCAACGGCTTTTGCGCATAAAGCTATCGCCGAACACAAGCGGGGGAACGGCTCTGTTTTATTACTGCCCTGTCAGTCGTATGTGATGCATTTGGCGGCGGCAGGGGCCGAAATCAGGTCCGCAGGGCGTGTGCGTTTTTTAGAGAAGGATACGGGTGAGCCTTGGCGTAGCCCGTCGCCGTGCTGTCTTTTCATTCTTCGTGGTAATGCGCCGCAGAATAATGCGGAGCGGAGCCAAACAGCAGGCAACAAATAAATGGTGCTGACGGGCTTTGCCAAATGCTTTCAGCGCTTCACCATTTCGCTCTTAAATTTAATTGTAGGTTTGCAACTATGAGATGTAAGCATGTGTTTAGAACAATCTGTGAGGAAAATACTAACCGTTATGGTTATACGAAAAGATGGTGTACCAAGTGCGGTACTCTTTGCACCGTAATTTATGATGGTAAAGACGGTTCTATTCACCGAAAGTATTGCAAACCTAAAAATGGTACTTGCTCAACAGCGCATAACACCCGCAGTGCAAAATTGCCGTTATTTGAAGATTTATGGAGCGATTATTGTGAAGAATACAAGGTGGCTGAAACACCAATGGATATTTGTATAGACTTTTTCGATGTTGTACAACGGCAACTTCGCACAGTACGGTGAACGTTAGCTGCAATGCAGCTTATGTTGTAGGCGGTTTTGCTATCTGTAAACCATTTAATGAAAGGTGGCTATTATGCCAGAAGACATTTTGAAGGTTACTCGTGAAGTATACGCCGATTCGAAAGACATCGAATTGCCGAACCCTTGTCTAATTAAAATTGGTGGACTTATACTGTCTGTGTCTGTGGAATCCGCAAAACCGCAGGATAAAACGGAATCGCAGCACAACAGCTAACAGGCAAAGCACAAAATGTTGCGCATGAATTATATTGTATCATTAAGAAGCACTGACCGTTTTTAGTGTGTCCAGTAGTGCAACGCAGCAGCCAACAAACTATGCGTTGCACTTTTTTTATTATAGGCGCAATACTTCGTGCATTTGCCATGCCGTTGTGCAAAATAAATTGCACTTTCAATTTATAGTTCGGTGCACTACCGCAGGAGGTATTATGAAAGATTTAGGATGGGTAAACAGTTGGGGTGGTTACGAT